GCCGAATGATGAGCTGAGGTCCCTCCGTAGTTCAATCTCGGTGAAAGGAGGGCCCTCGTTCACGGGCTGCATGATGTAATTGCCGGTCGGGATCACCACAGGGGAAGGGAGTAGTGATCCCGACACGACGAGGGTGGGCTGGGCGGCCATCTCCAGCTCGTCCAGGTAGAGCTTCCAGGGATATGTGTACTGGTAGTTAGGCCAGTCCCATTTGTACGTGGCGTCCGTGGGGTAGAACTTGCGCTGTGCTATCGACTCTACTGAATCAGTGGCAGCTATGATCTGCCGATCAACCTGCTGTGATGAGTAGGCTGCGACCTTGACGTCGAGGGCGCGCATGACCTCTTCGCGCGTGCAGTAGCACGGCTGCTGTACTGTGGACGCCATACCTGTCCCTTGCTTTCTTGGCGATTACCCCTTGCGGGGTGGGTCTGGCTAAGTATTCAGTTTTGTGACTAGCTACTTCAGGACTGTCCGCGCTTCTGTGCGATGTCGGCCCGAGCAGCCTGTATCTGCTCGTCGAGCGAGCTGTCAGCCGACGCCTCCTTGAGGAGATCCTCGGCTGCGTCGTATTCGCCGTTGTCGAATGCCTCGCGAGCGAGGTGTAGAGCGGCCTTGGCGTCGGCAGAGACCTGGTTTGCCCTGGCTATGTCAGCCTTGGACCGAGGAGGCCGCCTAGTAGTATCCGGTGTAGCTTGAGTCGCTTTGGCTGATTCCTCCGAAGAGTCCGGCTGGGGGACTTGGTCTTGTCCAGTCTCGGGGGAACTGCCAGAAGTCGAAGGGGCAGTAGAGGACTGGGCTGGCTTCGACTGTTGGTCCTGTGAGGAGAGGCTCTCCGCAGATTGGGCAGGCGATTGGGTCGACGGATCCGTTCCCTGGGGATTGGAGCCACTCGGTCCTTGCTTCCTTTCGGATGTCGAGGAGCTGGTACCAGCTGATGGCGAATCGCCTCCATCCAGAATGTGTAGGTCGCCGTGATCCTGCGCCTCGAGCGCGTCCGGCTCGAACTCCTGATCCTTCTCGTCCTGCTCGACCGTGCTCTCATCAGCAGGGAGGCGCGGAGGAATCTGGGCATGATCCTTGTGACCCTGACGCCGGAAGAGAGGCGGCTCTCTGTTCGTGTCAGCGTTGGTTACACTATCGTTGGTTATGCGCGGCATAACTGCCCCCAGCTTTCGTCGTTGCCGTCTTTGGCATTCTTGCTCTTCATCATGGCGGGAGACGGGGTAGCGGGCTTCCCCGTCGGGGGCGGGTCGGCCGGTACGTCGGGGGCGGGGTCGGAGCTCGGAGCCTCGGAGGTTTCGGCGTCCGCCGGTACTTCGGTACCCCCTTCCGCTTCCGAGGCGCTTATTTCGGAGCCTAGCGCCTCGGCCGTCTCTGATGGCTTGTCAGTGAAACACTGCGGACAGAACAGCTCACTGCTTATGATGTTCTTGCACCCGCAAGATTCGCAATCCCACATCTCTACCCCTACGCAGCCGTTATTGTCGCGCCACTGTCATACGCGAAGTACGTGACAGAGTAGACGATCGCCCCGGTGTTGGTCGCGCTCGTCTGGACGATTATTGCTCCGGCGGGAACGAGCGCAATTCCACCACTCTGGATCGGTACCGAAATGGTATTCCCCAGAATGACACCAGAGGCTGAGCTGACGATCAGGGCACTAGTCTGCGCCACCGGAAGCGCCAGCGATGTGCCGACCGTTATGCCGCTGATTGATGTAGCGGTGCAGAGTGACGTTGGAGCGGCGGACCCGCCGGTCGGCGTATTGCCGACCGACAGGGTACACGCCTGGCTCTGCACGACCGTCGTGACCACAGCTGTCAGGCTGGTGATCACAACTCGGCCACCGACCACATTGAATATGGTCTGTGGCGTATTCAGGGCCGGCAGGGTCTTGGCCCCGCCGGTCACCAGAGCTCCGTAGTTCGCCTCTCGAACCTGCAGAGGCAATGGGTTGGCGGACATCAGGACACCTGCGCCAGAACGCCCACGCCGGGGCTGTTGTCAAGCGGCACATAGGTCATGTACCACTTAACAGTTCCGGTGTTGGTCGCCGTGGTTGTCAGGGTTATGTTGCCCACAGGGACTATGAACCCGCAGTCCTTCGGCACGCTCATCCCGCCGCTGGCGGCTATCTCCAGAGCAGCGCTTCCGGTCCACGTCCATGTCGGCGCGGCGGACCCGGCCCATGCGATATTGCCATGAGCCGGAACCGTGTACGTCGCAGGACTCCATGGGGTGGTACCCACAGGCACGCCGTTGACGGTGACGCCGGTCAGCACGCCACCAGCCATCGCGACGTCCACAGACCCATGGTACGTGTTGACGGCAGGAACACCTGTCGCAGGAACGGCCGGTGTGACCAGCGCACCACCAGCAGCACCCGCGGCTGCTGGCGCTGAGATCATCGTTCCTGCAGCCAGCGACGTGACCAGAGTCGGGCCGCCGATACCGGGAGTAGCTGCAGCCCCGACGGTAGGAGCCATGCCGATCGACAGGCTGGTGACCGTTGACGACATCGCTGACGCAACGATCCCAACTAGCGACGTGACGAGGATAGCCCCGCCGCTAACCTTGAACAGCGTGCTCGTTCCGGTTGCAGGAAGAGCGAGAGGACCCTTGACGACCTGGGCGCCAGCGACGATTGCCCTGAGCTGGTACCCAGGGATCTCGTTGACATCCTTGAGTGGATTTCCGGTAGTTGCCACGACGAGCTCCTAGCTGAGAGAAGCGCCGTTGTCGAGCGGAACGTACGTGAAGTACCACGAGATGGCTCCGGTCGGAGCAGCGCTGCTGCACTGCAAGGTGATCGTTCCTGCCGGCACCACGAACGGCGTCGGAAGGAAGACGGCATTGCCGGGACTGGCACCGACGACCAGGAGGCCCCCGACGCCAGCAGAGACAAGCGGGACCATCCAGGTACCGACAGCCGCACTCGTGATAGCGGTAGCGCCCGCGATGCCCGCCGGAGCTGCCGCCCCGACGGTGGGTGCCGTGCCGATCTCGAGGGTCGTTGTGGTTCCGGTGATGACCGTGGACACCTTGCCGACCATGGACGTGACAAGAATCGCGCCATTGTTCACGGTGGCAAGCGTTGACGATACGCCGCTCGACTGCGGCAGTGCCGTAGCCGCCTTGATGAGCTGAACCCCGAATGCGACAGTTCGGAGCTGGTAGCCCTGGATGATCACCGACATGTCAGGACGCCAGGATCTCGAGGTTGGCCGGAGCCCTCTGCGGAGTCAGGTCCGAGAGGATCACGGTCACGAGGCCCGTGCTCGAACCGGTCACGGTGATCTGGATGTAGCTGTTCGGGTCCGAGAGCTGCGACGTGAACACGTGGAACACGGCCAGCGTCGCGGTGACCGGAGCGTTCGTGCTGGCGGTCGCCAGCTGGATTGCGCTCAGTGCTCCGGGGCCACCACCCGGACCACCGGTCAGGTACGGCGCGACGGCCGGGTTGTACGTCTGCTTCTGCCACGCCGTGGCACCGACCAGACCGGTAGACCAGTAGACGTTCTTGATGACGTTGACGGCCGTCAGGCCGCCAGTGAAGCTGGACGCCTCGTTCACCGTGAACGTGTTGCCGGTCGACGCGAGGCTCGACGTAGAGCACACGATCATCGCGGACGACGCGCCACGCATCTTGAAGGACTGGTTCGCGGCCACCGGGATGATGTTCGCGTTCCTGCCCAGTACTTCCATACCTGCCATGACTTACCTCTCTTGCCGGGGTTTCAATGCCGGCAGATTCGGCCTACAACCGCGGAATTGCGGGGACGGCCTGGGGTTACTTCAGACTCCGCCAGCAGATGCAGACGGATTGACGTACGGAGCGAACACCTGAATGTTCAGGCTCGGTGTGCCGGGATTGGGGCCCGTACCTCGGTGCCCGCTAGCAGACACCGAGTACGGGATCACCTTGCCGTTCACATCTGACGGTGCATCCTCGAGGAAACCGAGGATCAGCTGAAGAGCGTCCTGTCCATCTTCCGACATGTGCGCGTTCGTCTCGCTCTTCAGGGAGGCCACTGTCTCCTCGAGCGTGCCGGAGGCGCTAAACGAGAAACTCACCGCTGCTCCTGTATCTATTGTGGCGGGGTGGGGACTAGCGCGAGGCCAGCTGGACGAACGGGGACAGGTTGGGGCCACCGTTGTGCGGCGTGATCGAGCTCTGGATCCAGGGTCGACCGTCGAGGCGCTCGATGACACGGAACGCCGTCTTGTCGTTCTGGAACCGGTACTGCTCGCTCGAGGCCGACTGCATCATCTGCCGGTCACCGATCAGGTAGTACGAGAAGTCCACGAAGCTGATGTCGCCGCTGGTGCCGAGCTGCGGGGTCTTCTCCGTGAAGTGGACCGGACGGCCCAGGATGGTGATCGGAGGGGTCGCCGCACCAGGGTTGGTGTAGTTGCCCATCCAGACCGGGCCACCGCCGGTGCCCACCGAGAGCGCCATGGTGGCCAGCTCGGGGAAGGTATCGATGGAGGCGATCCATACCGCGTTGCCGAGAGCGGTGGGGAGCATGCGGGCGAACATCCCGATGATGTTCTCCCAGACGATCGTCTTGGTCGCCTGGCCCGACTGGGCGTTGACCGCGACCGACGCCGGGCAGTTGACGAAGCCGAGCGGCTCGCCGACGCCGGTGCCGTTCATGAACGCCACGTCCTCGTACCAGGCGATCGCCCGGGGGAAGATGGTGTCGAAGAACGAGGAGAACGCGGGCGCATCCGCGAGGAGCTCGTTCGGGACCTCGGCGTAAGCGGTGAGCTTCTTGGCGTCGAGCACGACCCGTCCGAAGGTCGCCTGCGACTCGACGAGCTGCGCACCCTCTTCCGTCCAGTAGCAGACGACGCCACCGAACACGGACGACACGTTGCTCGTAGTGTCGATCATGGGGATCGGCACGCGAAGCGAGTCCATCGGGATGACCTGCGCACGCGGCCGCACGATCGCGGTCTCGAGCGCAACCTCGAGGATGTCCGAGCGCAGACGCTCCGGGATCAGGAAGCCACCGTCGGCGGGGACCTCGGATCCGTAGCTGTTCTGGATCTTCAGCGCGGTGTCGCGCTTCCGGCGCAGGGTCTCGGAGTTCTTCAGCGTCTCGAACTTGGGCCAGATGGCCTGGAAGAACTCGGCGCTGGTCTCGAACTGGCTGTCGGCACCCTGCTCAGCCTCGAGGCGGGCACCGTAGCTCGCCTTGTTGTAGGCAGCACCCTTGCCGTGCGACACCCGCCGATTGTTCTCGGCGACCGACATGCTGGGGAGCGCGTTGCTGAAGTTCAGACGGCTGCCGCCCATGCCGTTGTCACGGGCGAACTCCGCCATCGTGATCTGGACCTGGTCCTTGACCTGGCGGGCAAGGTTGTTGTCCTTCTCCCACTGCTTCTTGGCGTAGACATTGATGAACTCCTTGAACTGACCAGGCTCAGCCATCATGTTGCGGACTCGGCCGGTGTCAGCGAGAAGCTCCTCGAGCCCCTCCATTGTGTCCGGGATCGTAGGCATTAAAGAATTCCTCTCATAGTGCGGGCCCACATTTCAACTTCTTCGTCCGTCGGAACCCAGTCTGCCGAGTCCTCGGAACCACTCGCCCATGCCTTCGCATGAGCCTTCAGGTGCGCTTCCGCAGCGCTCTTGTTGGTCAGACCTTGGGTCTGGTTGAGCCGCCCAAGGGCAGCGGTTACTCCAGCCTTGTTAGGCGGAGATCCTGGGTGCTTGTGGTGCGGGAGCGCGTGCGCCGCCTCGGTTGAGGCATCACCGCTCCTGCTACCAGCACAGATTGCCGACAGCGCCGAAGCCGGGTTGTCGCTGTTGGCCGCGGCTGACATAGCCGCGCTCCCGTCCCACGCCGTGTTGTCGAACGATGTGGCATGGAGATCGACGTGAGACCGCAGATACACCCGGTGCTCCTCGTCGGCCTCGTTCCTGGCTGGCGCAGCCCAGTAGTCGTGGTCTGTATCGCCAGCCGCCGTAGCATCGTTGTCGCCATCATGATCCGGGTCGGCATGCCCGCTCATGTCATGGTGCACATGATCGTGAGTGTGAGGACCGTAGTCGTCCTCTCCCTCGTCGTGGGCGTGCCGATGCATGTCATCGTGGCTGTGACCGTGGGAGTGTGTCACATGCGTGTGATCGTGAATGGCGTCGCCATCGTGATCGTGCGCGTGACCGTGGATGCCGTCGTCGTCGTCCGGATGCCCGAACGCCGCGTGATTGTGCATGTGCCGACCAGTCATCGGTTCATGCGTCACGCTCGTCGAGCTGTGGTACGGGTGCAGCGCAGCATCCGTCACAACCGGCGCCATTGTCGCAGTACCCGTGGACGATGTGGTTATCGAGTTGGTCAGCGTGGCTTCCTGGCGGTCCTCGACAGACCCCTTGGAGTCCTGGCGCGTCTCGGCCACCTTGCCGTGAACGATGATCGAGTCCGCGAGGCCCGCGTCGATAGCCTCCTGCGCGGTGTACCACTTCTCGCCACGCATGATCTCACGCCAGGCCGCTACCGTCCCGCCGGTCTTCTCGGCGTAGATGGATGCGATGTTGTCGCTGGCATCGTCCAGCATCTCGGCCATCTCGCGCATCTCGGCCGCGTTGCCAACGGCCATCGACATGCCGTCGTGCACCATCAGCCTGGCATTCTTGGCGATGAGCACCCTGCGGCCAGCCATGGCGATGACGCTGGCTATCGACGCCGCGAGCCCGTCGATGTAGACGTCGACGTCTCCGCGTGCCTGCAGGCAGTTGTAGATCGTGATGCCGTCGTACACCTCGCCGCCAGGCGAGTTGATGTGGCAGTCAACGGGTCCGCTGATGTCGGCCAGCTCACGCGCCAGGTCGTTAGCGCTCAGCCCAAAGAAGCCAATCTCGTCGTAGATGTAAAGCTGTGTCGGTCCGGTGGCCAGGTTCTTGATGCGGTACCACTGAGGAGCCTTGCCCGTAGACAGGGCCATGATCTTCCTGGCCGTGAGCCAGGGTCTGTTACTGCTCATACCATCTCCAGCTCTCGACCATCGGTCATCCTCTGAATTGTGAATGCATCCTTTATCACGCCCGCGTATTCCATCACGAGCATGTCACTCATCTCGGCGGACAGCTTGTCGCCCGAGCTATCCGGCGTCACCTCGGGCATGCCGCCTATGTCGCCTGCCTGCGGATCCAGCTTCGGGCTCTTACCGGCCTCGATAGCAGGAACTGTCTGAGATGGTCCGCCGGCAGCAATTGCAGGTGCAGGAGGTCCGACCCAGCGCATATCCGGAAGGCCGACGCACTGCAGTACGTCGTCCGGGTGCCAGCCGGCAGTTGCCAGGATAACGGCTGCCTTCGACTTGGCAGTCAGCTCGTCATTCGCGTCATTCGAGCTGGTCGGAGTAGGATCGTCGAAGTCCATCTCGCGACCGACGCCTGTCGATCCGAACATCGGCAGGTACATGTAGTTCAGAACGGTACGCAGGCGCTTCAGGCGCGGGATCTCATGCCAGCTTGTGTGGACTTCCTCGGCCGTCTCCGCGTTAGCACGGTTGACATCCTGGCTGTTCCCAAGCATCGCCTGGTGAATGCGATAAGCTTCCCGGATGACATCCCGAGAAAGATTGCGCAGCTCAACAAACTGCATATCATGCATAGTGTAGGTGTTTGGATCCCATGTGGCACCCTGCTCAAGAACGCCAACACGATGGCCACGTGCAACCCCCTGGTGCTGCTCACGCCAGCGGTTCGTGAACTCTCGGAACTCAGTATCGCTCAGGCGCTTAGCAAACGTAACGATACCGCCGGGCGTCGCAGAGTTCAGGAAGAAGTTGCGGGACCACTCGGCCGTGTACTTGGCCGAGTCTATGTCCGCGAGGAGGGACTGGATGGCGGACAGACCACGGTACATATCGATCGGATTCGGGTACCGTAGCTGGATCACCTCGCTGGGCAGAAGCGGAACCTGCTCACCGTTTGGCCCGGAGTAAACCCAGCCAGCCAGGAACTTCTCTCGGTCCGGTACAGGCTCCATCCTGTCAGGACGAACCGGCCACATCTCAAGAGGGACGCCAGTACCGCTCTCACCCCGGTTCAGAACCCAGTACCACTCTCCGACCAGCTCCATGAACTGCCAGCCGATTTCGCGGAACTGCTCGCCAGTCATGTAGGGGTTCGGACGGTTCCACAGTTCCAGCGCCCAGTGCCGTAGCACTTCAGGCCGCTGGTCGGATCCCATATCGTGCTTGGAGTACCGAACGCGACCGTCCGTGTTCTTCTGGTACATCTTCCAGCCGCCGGTCGCCTGAGCCCCGGTGCTCAGAAGCTGAATGATTGCGTACAGCGTCCCTGTACCGCTCATTGTGTTCAGCTGGGTGAAACGGTCCTGCAGGCCAGATCCGTACAGATTGCCGTTGCGCGTGTTCCAGCTTGAGTTGAACGGGATCGGGCTGGAGCCGGTCCTGGCTCCTAGCGCCCTTATCAGGGACTTTGTCACGTCAGCTACCGACCTTTAGCTCGAAGGCAATCAGGAGGATGGCAGCCGTTATCAGGCCAGCCTTGGCATTCCACATCCATGAGGCCCAGTCGGCACAAACGAACGCCGCTATCGTGTATGTGTGCTCTGCAGCATGCTTGAGCGAAGGGAGAACGGCAACCCTGAAGAAGCCACGGGTGCTGTCCCATGAATCCGATGCACGCTTCTTCGCGCGCACCTTCCAGTGAACCCGGCCGGACTTGAACCCGTTGACGGGCTGGTACACGTGGCGAGGAGGGGTCCTTGTGAATGTCACTCTTCCTCCCCCTTAACGTGCTTCCGCATGTAGTGCGACTCGTAGAGCGGGATGATCCTGCGCACTCTCTTCCGGCCACCGGCTGTCCAGCTGACGCCACATTGCTCTGGGCAGTACACCTTAATCCTCCCTCGTACCGGAGGAGGTATCTGAATGTCCCCTGGCAGCCGATTCACCTTGCGTGGCTGCTTCCCCATCTACAATCGCCTGCCTTACAAGAGCGTCCTTCGCGTCGACCAGCCTCTGCAGGCCGATCGTGAGCTGAGGGCCATCACAGAGAGTATTTAGCATCCCTATCGCTAGGATGCATACCCTAGCGCTAGTCTGCCTTATATTTCCAGCAGCAAGATGATCGTATGACATGAGCCAACGCATCTTCTCCTGGACTGCCGGATGCCTGGTGGCAACTAGTTCATGGTTGCACTCCATGCATATGCCGGGGCCGCCACACCGTGCCTTCGGGGCGTCTTCTGGCGCATTTACCCAGCCATGGCTAGTCACTCCTCGACACCTCCCCTAGCTTGAACTACCCGGAATGGCTCGTCTTCATCTTCGTCCGTGGGGCGTAGAACGGTTATCTCGGCAACATCGTCAACGAAAGCGATATTGCTAGTGCCCTTGGTGATCTCCCGCCACATATCCGACATATGCCTACCATCTGCCATGCTTATGCGACGGTTGAGCGTCACGACGAGGGTATCGCCTGGCTTGACGATGGCGGCCATTCTTGGCATGATGTCATCGACGAAGCTCACCTTCAGCTTCACTTGTGTTTCGTACGGAATGTTGGCCATAAAGCCACGAAGCTCCTGTATAGCGCGCGGATGCCGAAGTCTCGGTCGGCAATTACGTACCTCATTGCGTCGCAGCCGTCGTCGTCAACCTTGGACGGCTCCTCCTTGCCCTTATCGGACCACACGTAGCCAGGGATCTCCTCCAGCGTGCACGTAGGCCGTGAGCCCTCGACAAGCTCAGGGTCGCGCTCCACCACAGCGTCGGCAAGGAGGTAGATCCGGGGCCGACCGTCACCCTCCGGCCGTAGCCGCCTCTGTATGGCCTCAATGCCCTCGGTCACCGCCTTATGCGCAGGCTGCACGGTCATCTCGATCTCGCGCTCGAGTACGGCACGACCCTCGGCATCGTGGTCCGCGACCACCGTAGTCGGCCTAGGCTCTAGCCACTCTCGCTCGCAGCCTTTGTCCCTGAGCAGAGTCTTGTCGTGATTGCATCCCGCCTTGCGGCAGGGGGCCACGATATCCATCATCTGCTGCGCATGCTGGTCGACAGTACGATGCGTGTGGTATATCTCTCGGTACAGGTACATCCGGCCATCCGGATCCTCGCACCAGCTCTGGAGGACGAATGGGTGGACATATCCAAAGTCAACTGACCAGTAACGCGGCCAAGCGAATGGTATGCCGAATGCGTCTAGAGGTTCGTCAGGAGAATGGAGTGTTGCAAATGCATCGCGGGAGAGAACATGGAAGGCATTAGAAAACTCCTCGTAAATGACTCCCTCTGCAGCAACCCAATTGCCTCGTCGTAGTCTCTGATAACGAACACCGGTGAGATTGTCAAGCTTGGAGATGTAGTCTCTTCCTCGCTCTGTGATCTTCCCGGTGCCGTCGAAGAGGATGGGGTTGTCTTCATGCCTGCTCTCCAGCATAACCGTACGGCCGTCGTCACAGCGGCGCTTCAGCCAGTGTGTCGGGAAAGATGGGTTGCAGTCAGCCAGGAGCTGCTGGAAGCTAATCCTCCAGTTTCGGAGGCGAGTCGTGAGGCTCTCCCAGTCGTTCTCGCTTAGCTCCGTTGCCTCTTGCACATAGATAATGTCGTACTCGGATGACATTATCTTGTCGATCTTGTCGAGACCGCCGATAGCGATCACGGACCCGTTTCGATACTTGTACTGAGGCGGCTCCTGAGCGGATCCCCCATAGAACCATACCTCCCCAGAGTCGAGCGCTTCTCTCGCCACGAATCTCTGCCATGTAACAAGGGCGGTAGAGGACAGTGTAGTCGCAGTCTTGCGGCATATCAGTCCGCGCATCCCAGGGTTTACCAAAGCCATCAAGTGGATCTTCTCGAGGCATGCTCGGCTCTTCCCGGTTCCGGCCGGTCCTGCTAGTAGCACCTCGGCATCGCGTGCCTTCATTGCAACGCGGCAGGCTTTACGCGGCCCGTACCTGTGCACAGCCTGGGTAGGCATTAGATCTGCCTCCAGACATTACCACGGTCCAGATATCCGTGCCAGTAATACCCCTCGGCCGCTACGCCACAGCCGATAGACGCGCGCACCTCAACAGACCCGTCCTCGAACTCCTCGAACGTCCATGGTGGCTCGTACACTGCATGGAGACCACTACCCTGGTCCTTGTGGTCGTACAGTGTTTCACCCCGGTGAATCGGAAGCAGGAACCATACAACCCGCCCCTCATGTTCATCAGCCCCCAGCTGTATAGGGTGCGGACCGGAGTAATCGCCAGCCTGAGTTATATCGTCGAGCGTCGGTACGCGCCGAGCCGGAGTGAGGGTAACCATGTAACGGGCACCGAGATGGGTTTCAGGTGCTCGTTGATGTAGTCGCGTAGGGTCTCGTTACGGTAGTCGGCGGTCTGGACTTCCCTGCATCGATTTATGCCATCAACGCTCGGATCGAACACATGACTGCCGCAGCACATTATGCAACGAACCTCGATGTGGCTCGCCACGAATGCCTGCATGCTATCCTTTACCTCGCCAGCAACGCCAAGATCGTCCATTGGGCCGTACGCCATGCACATGTCATGCATGGCACAGTCGTCTGCGACTACGCACTGCTGGAAGAAGTAGCAGTCACCGTGCTCTTTTCCCATCATACCGCCACCTCCGATGTGCTCCGGAAGATGGCTGAAACGTACGAGTCATCGCAGGCCGCGAGGCGCTGGAGTACGCGCTGCCGGGTATGCCCCAGAACGCCCTCGCGCATCATAGCGTCCTCGATGGCTAGCGCTAGCGGGCCGATGATCGGAGGCGGTAGCTGTACCACTGGCCGATTCAGGGCGTCACCGTTACCCTGCCGAGCAAGGTAGGCCGGCAGACACCGCGGGCACATGAGAGCCTGCTGGGTCCCTCTGGTCTTCAGAACCCAGTCCTTGTTGTGGCCCTCGCAGAATGCGAATTCAGACTGCTCAACAGAGCACTGATGGATCCTGACAGCCTTCTGCTTGCATTTCGGCGTATCGCACCAGACGCCATCCTCGGTCCTCACGCGACACCTCCGCTGGCACTGCCGGGCTTGGCCAGCTTCTTGCTGCTAGCCTGAGCCTTGCGCTTCTCATCAAGCCAGCGGCCGAAGTCTGCCTGTAGATCGGGCGGGATCTTGTATAGGTTCACGTGCGCCACGATGGACCCGACAACACCGGATATCACGCCGCCCAGCGATGCGCTCACGTACGCGGGCATGGCGCCATGGAACAGATATGTCTGAATGGCCCATACGGCTACGCTCGTACCGGCGATGACCAGCCCGGATGCGGCCTGCGTTCCCGCCGCCATCAGTCGTCCATCCAGTCATCGTCCGGGAAGTCGCGGCCGGAAAGCCACTCGTACACGACTTCCGATACAACCTGCCTGGCATTGCCGAGCCACGCCACAACCCGATCCCATGCCCTGTCGAACAGAGTCGGCGGGATAACCGGCTTCGGCTTGAACGTGTCATGCGGCAGCTCGAATGCGTCGAGGACGCTTTTCTCGAACTGAGCCTTCAGATCATCGAGCATGCCAGGAGGTACGAGGAATCCATCCTGAGCCGGGATTATGCCGCCAGGCTGTGGCCCCATCACATCGGAGTAGCGCGCGGCTATGTAGCTCTGTGCAGCGACATACGGGCCATCCTTGGACTCGTGCCATTTCCTACGCCACTCTTCGAGGGACTTGTCGCTGGCATCGTAGTCGAATGGAAGGAAAGATGATGGCTGTGGCGGGGTGTACTGGATGGCACCGACACCATCAGGGAACCAGCTGTGTCCGAACAGAAGGCCAGGCTCGTCCTTCTGGCGGGCGTCCTCGCCCTGGATATTGGCCGCTACCTTGCCCCAGCCGCCCGATGCGTAGTAGTCGATGACAGACTGTACCCTCTCGGAGGGGGTCTGGTTTGGTAGCTTCAGGTCTAGCAGATTCTCTCTGCCCTGCTCGTGATCTCGGTTCACGTTAGCGCCTCGATGATGTCGTTGCCGTCGTCCTGCTCGATGACGTATCGAACAGTGTTCTTGTCCATATCCTCGTCCTGCTTCGCCTTGCTCGGAGCGAGCTCGTCGCTAACAGCCTTGAGGATGGATAGCTTGGCCCGAAGGAGGGCCTGATGGCGTCGGGATCCGATCACCATGTTCTTGTCGTCCTCGTTCTGGGCGCGCCAGTTCTTGCGCATTTCCTCAACGACGAGGTCAATGTCCTCGTAATCGCCCTGCAGCTCGGCGATACGGTTGACGCGCTTGCTGATCCACAGACCGCCGGACTCAACGGCAACCTGCCCCTGAAGCGCCGAGCGGACCTCTGCGATATCCTCGGCATACGTCTCTGCGAAGTCTCTGATGAACTCGGGGTGTACGCCAACGGACTTCGCGATAGCATCGTGAGACCACTCACCCATGGCAAGATCGCGCATGAGGGCCATCCTCGCCCGCCCGCGATATAGCTGGGTCGGGTCGAGTACGCGCCGCTGGATCTTGGGAGGCTCTTCGGCGCTGTCCTCGGCGTCTTCCACGTCGTCAGGGATGGCATCGGCAAGATCTGCCATGCTCTCCCCGGATGACTCTAGGTCATCGATGTCCACAAGGGGATTGGCTATCCTCGGCGGCCTCTGGGCCTTGTGGCCGTCCATCGTGTGGAGACCCATGTCGTCGTCATCGCGCGGCGCGCGGCGCTTACGACGGGAGGCTGGAGGGACAGGGGCGTCGGATTCGACAGGGGCCGAGAATCCCGAGTCGTCGTCCTGGCCGTCCGGCGAGGGAACGGAGGTCTTAGCTGGCCTTTTGGAACTGGTTCGGGTTGTCCGTCCTCCACGGGCTTCCGTACTGCGCGCTCCGGCTGGCTTTCTGACTCTCCGCTCCGATGCCTCCTCAGCCATTTTGCCACCTGTCCCTGAATCCAGCCATCCTCAGGCACAAGTATAGGGCCCAGACAACCCCCGGTAAAGCGGTTCCGGATAAATCTGTCTTTCTCGGGGGTACCTAGGCGCTTTTCTGGCGGTATCTGCGCACTTCAGGGCGTTATTTAGCCCAGAAAAGCGTATTTCGCCCCGGTATTGGTGCATACGCTTTTCTGGGCTATTTACTGCATATTGCTATATTCGGATATTACCGGGTTCTGGCGAAATATCCCGGTCCTTTTAGGGTCGGGACAGAATTGCCGTTGCTCTGGGACAGGCCGAACAGCGTCTCGGCATTGTCGGCGGTGTACGAAGGCTGGTACCACACCTGCATCTTGGTTCCGTCGTTCACGCTGTCGTTGACCCGGTCCATGAACATGCCGTTCAAGTCGGCTAGCCCGTAGCCCTGCGAAGACGGAAAGTTTTCAGCCTGGAACGAATTCCAGATCTGGCTGGCATCACCGTTGCACGTCCAGATCTGAAGCCGGAGTCCGTCCGAGGTCCCGGTCCCGTCGACGCACTTGCCGTTTTGCATGCGGATCTCGTATCCGCCGGTCACGGGTATCGCCACGAACTCCTGGTTGGCGTTATCCAGGCATGACCACTCCTGGAGCTGTGTACCGTCATCAGTGCTGTTGAATGGGTCGTCGATACAGTGATCGGTGTTCTGCGAGAAGTAGATGGAGGAGTAGTTAGTCGCATACGCCGGGCTAGCCAGGACGATCGGGGCAGCTAGAGCGGCCACGCCGATGAACGACATGCAGGCACTTATCTTCTTCACTGGATCTCCTTTTCTATGCCGAGTATCGATTTGTGCCATGGCCTCAGACGGCTCATGGCTCGAACTGCATGACACTAAGGTCGCCGACCGTGACCTTGTCTGTTCGCCTGTACATCTGCGATCCAGTAACCTCGGAGTCGTCGTTATAGGTTGGCAGCATCATCGTCCCGCCAACCCAGTGCGACCTGGGGATAGCCATCTGGGTGCCATCCCAGTATCCGCCACTCAGGACGATATTGACACTCTCGCTCTTCGGATCGTCTATGCGGTGGTCTCGCTCTTCTATGCCCGCTAGTGCCCGCTCTTCCATCAGGTTTGGGCCAGCCCACTGAGGAAAGTGCCCTTCTTCGAATACGAGCGTCAAGGTGCATGTTTTGCTGAGCCTTTTGGGCGCTGATGGATCAGGGTCTTCCATCACTCCCCGTGATACGCTTATGGTCGTGATCTTATCGTCGTCGAATACCAGTGACATACCGTCTGCTATCTTCGGGGTGATACGTATCTCGGTCATCAGTACCACGTCACCCCTCGGCCCTCGATGCGACCCTTCAGTATGCGATCTGGAGGAGGGGTGACTGGCAGATTCGACTCTGGCGCGTACTCGCCGCCTCCGCCAACATGCCCGTGAGATGATCGGAGAGGGCCAGCAACAGCAGCAGCAGCAGCACTTCCCTGGCCGCCCAGCCCCGGCTCCGGGCCAGCGAACCTGAAGCCGCCCCCCTGGCCTCCTGCGCCGTATGTGTCATTGTGGTCTGTGTAGATTGGGACAGGGTCGCCGATGGCGTTCAGGATCTGGTGCGCCAGCTCGCGGGCCTCCTTGTGCGATATAGTAGTCTCCACGATAACCCTGCGATCGTCTGCCTCGTGGATAGACTCTGCGATCTCCTTTTCAGCCCACCAGCTGATTTGCAGCAGACCCGGAGTCCCGCTCTTGAGCGAGCCGTGAGAGTATGAACACTGGGCCTTCCACTCGGCGCTGGCCATCTCGATGGCGAGGCGCTCTGCAATCTCTGGGAACCTTGCGGTGCTCGGGAGATCGTTCTTGATCTTCTCCTGGACCTTATGGAACACCTGCTCGTACGAGAGGTATCCATGAGCCGTGTCGATCTCATTTGCCTTCTGGTTGTCTGACATCTTCTTCTCTCGGTAGTCTGTGACTGGTGGGCGTCGTTGCCGCTAGTATAGCGGGTGATCTTGCTGCAGGTTGGGGGTTTCCGAATACCCGTTCTCTGCCGGCTCTGGGGATGTCAGCCCTACCTCGCGGATTCGTGCCTTTGCTGCCTTGTTGAGCACCTCGCGAGGGTCTTTGCGTTCTTGTCTTTCCGCGAGGAGGAAGCTCTCGTCCTTGCCGTTGGGGCCGTGAGCTAGGGCGTCGTTGAGCTGTATGATCAGCTCCTTTATCTCTTTCCTATCGATATCGGTCCAGAAGAGGTAGTCTTCTTTCATCCCGTTCTGGTCTCGTACCGGCTGGGCGTTGTTCCAGCTTATCTTGACGAAGGGGTGGTAGTGCAGTCTGGCCTCTTCATCGAGCTCCGAGTGGTTGTAAGCGCACTGCTCGGCCCACTCGGCCTCTGCCAGCTCCATGGCCACCTTCTCCAGGATGTCCGGGGAGCTCTGTGCTGCGGCGGGGAATGTCTCCCCTATCTTCTTGCGGGCGTCCTGGAGCACCTCGCCGTACGTACGGTAGGGTGTCTGCGGTTTGTCTTCCTTATTCTCGGGCATGCGCGAAGTATAGCGCGCGGGAACGGGCTTCCGCTACCCTCTCGCGTATATGCAGTCTCCTGGATTCTGTTTCCAGGGTGTCCGCTATATACGGGATTCCGTGTGTATCTGTTTGTATCCATCTTATATCTCCGAGGTATAATAAGAGGGTAAAGTCCGGGTCCATCAAACAAGGAGCAAGGGTCACAATGGAAATTCCTGACAAGTTCTATCGGCAGTCCGATCCGACGCCGCCTAAGCAGCCGCTTCGCATCTTCGGGGACCACCCCAACTCGTTTGCGATAACGTGGCTGTTCTACGCATTCGTGATCTTCTGGCCATTCATCTTCTTCCACGGAGTTGCACTGGTTATAGTGCAGACTTCGTGGATCGTGTTCATCCTGGCTGTGCTCATCGTGCGCCACATCGTGCTGACGATCAGGGACGGTGCGTGGACCAAGTTATCCATGTAGCCAATTTCGCCTCCCGCCGCTGGCGGTAAAAGCCCACTCGTGGAAACGGGTGGGCTTTGCCATTGGCTCGCATCGCCATTTTCGTCGCTGATGTTACTGGCGGCAGGAATGCAGTTTGCTGGAAAGTGATTTTTACATCTCCAGTAGAAATAAGTATCCAGGAGCGCTAGCGCTGTTCTTCCAGACAATATGGTAACCATAATACTTGTATACCATGATGTTAACCACGGTTAACGACTGGTCAGGGTTAGGACAGATCCCTTGGTAGCCATAATGTTAACCAACCTACCGAGTCTGTGTCAGCGATACCTTGGTAGCCATAATGGTAGCGAAACTACCGAGTCTCTGTCGGGCCGAACACTTGGTAGCCAAGGTAACCAGGAGCAACTGGTGACTACGTAAAGTTACAGTGTAACGTTACCATTTCGTTACCCAAAAAGGCCGGTAAGGGTAGCGCCTAGGGGCCCTAGGCGCTATACTTAAGCTATAGCCCGCCGGTAAGGGGGCGGTAGGGCCCCCGGGCCCGGGGCCCCGCGCCTAGCGCGCGGGGGCCCGGTCCGGCCCGGGGGCCCGGGGGTAAAGGCCGGTAGGCGCGTACCCCTAGCTAAAAATGAAAGGCCCGGGTACTGCCGGGTAGGGCTTGGTTGCCTACGCTACTTGAGAACTGAATTTATGACGCCCGTGCTGACGGGCCGGAGTACGGAACCGCGTAGGGAGAGGACTCTACGTAGGCCGTTAATGCCGGGGGACGCCTAGGTAAACGACTAGGACCCTACCTTTGTATAACCGTAAGTGGGAGTGTTGTGGCGCTCCCGCCCCTACGGTTACCGTGAGGCTAGGCCGATGAATATGGTAACGGGCTAGCCTACGCGGGTACCGTACGGTACGAAAAACCCTTCAAAAGGAGAATTACAATGGGTACCACCGCTCCGAAGACCTCCCCCGCCCCTGCTGACGCCCCGGCCCCCGACCTGACGGTCGTCCCGCCGCTGTCCGACGCTGAGGCTGCGCGCGCGGCGCTGAAGGCCGAGCTCGCCGCCGAGATTGAGGCGGACCTGCGGGCGAAGCTGACCGCTGAGCTGACCCCGCGCTCCCCGGCCGTGAAGCGTGAGGCCAAAAAGGCGCTCGCCTCGGCGATGATCGCGGCGATGGGTGACGCCCTGAAGGCGCTGCCCGCCGACCACCCCGCTAACCTGGTCGGCTCGCCCGCTGAGCGCGACCAGATCGTCGCCCAGTGGGTTCACCACTTCCCGGCCGACCGTGAGACCTGGACCGACCACCTGCCCGCCCCGGTTCGCGCGGGCTGGTAACTACCGGCGAGTCTGCCTGATCGCCGCCCCCGCCATATGGCGGACGGGGGCGGCGGTCGGGTAGGTTACCACGGTAGGTAGCCTAAGTACAAAATGTAGGGTATGCTTGAACTGTAAGCTCGCCCCCGTCCGAAAGGTAAGAAAATGTACTCCTCGCTTAACTCCGCCGCCGCTGACGCCGCTGAGATTGCGGTTGACGCCGTGATCGTGTCGGCTGACGCCGAGGGCCTGCTCTCCGACTCCGCTGTCGTCGGGTACCGCGCCTGGTACGCGGTGTACCTCGCTACCGGTAAGTTCGGCGTTGCTAACGCCGCTAGCTACTGGGCTCCCCGCTACTCCGCTGCTGAGTAGCCTCCCGGCTAACCTGCCTGATCTCCCCGCCCCGTGCGGGGAGGTTGGGTAGGCTACCACGGTAGGTAGCTGTGAAATGAAAGGGGCCCACAATGCCCAGTACCGAGATGAGCCCCATCGACGTAGCCGAGCAGGTTGGCGGCGACGTGATGACGGCGAGCTACAATGAGGGTCTCGACTGCCAGTCCGACCTGGTCGGGCTGCGGATCTACGCCGCCATCTACCTGGCCCTGTTCAAGTACGGCCAGTTCGTGGCGGAGTACTACGCCGAGCAGTACTCGGTGAACGACGAGCCCTACTTCACTGACGCCCATGAGGGTGACAGCGCGTTCGGCCCCCTGAGCTAGCGGCTAGCTTCCCCGGTGTCCGGGCTACCCGGACACTCGGGGTGGCTACCACGGTAGGTAGTCAGGAGAGGAAGAAATGCCAAGTGACATGACTGAACTGACCCTCAGGCAGAAGGCCAGGGCGCTGGTCGCCTTCGGCCTGGCCGACGACATCAACGAGGCATACGCCCAGCTGGAGGACATGGGCGAGGACGACGACTAGCGGCCTGCTTTCCCGGGGCTCGGAGCAATCCGAGCCCACGGGATGGCTACCCCGATGGTAGTCAGGAGATGGAGAGTAAGACATGAAGTGCGGATACTGCTCTGATCAAGCGGTGGCCATCCTGACGGCAACGTACATCCGGCACCCCAAGCCCACGCCCGTCTGCCAGACGGACCTGGACCGGCTCAACAAGCCCGACAACTTCGACAAGATGCCGACGGTCACGGGCATCGAGCGGGTCTGGTGCGAGAACCCCGCGCACTCCTCCGATCCGCACTACCCGACCATGACCGGTCGCTACACGGACGCGGACTCCGCTGCCAAGGACCCCAACGAGTGCCACTGGCCGCACCTGGTGCCGCCGGTCGCCGACCTCCCGGACAGGCCGGAGGGGTACTACCACAGCCCGCTTGGCTAGCGGTCCAGCTTCGGTCCCGCCCCTCTGGGGCGGTGGCCGTGGCTACCCCGATGGTAGTCAAGGAGAGGAAGAGATGAACACCGAGAAGATCGAGCTCCGCATGACTGCCCTGGAGGCTGACTCGGTAGCTTACGTCATCATGAGTGCCCTCGGTCGAGTCACGATGCTCGACAGGGAGCGCGTCGACGCCACGGCGGCTGCGAACGAGCTGTTCAGGCAGCTGGGGTACGGGCACCACACCACACTTCACGGCGAGCGCGTCGAGGACAAGGTCAAGGTCAAGTCCTAGCGGCGAGCTGCCCTGGCCACCCGCCCCGTGCGGGTGACCGGGGGAGCTACCACGGTAGGTAGCTGAGCAGGAAGGACAACCCCTTATGCGAGTCCAGACCAAGACCGGCCTGCGTGGGACGGTCATCGACACGAGGGATGGCGGGGACAAGAGCCTCGTCCAGTTCGACAACGGAACCACCTGGTGGTGGTTCACCGACTGCCTGGAGGCATTCCACGCCTTCGGCATGTGCTGCGTCTGCCGTGTGCGCACGGCCATGCGCGGCAGCGGGTACTGCCCTACATGTAGGAGGATCTGATGCAGGTCAAGTTCGAGAACCTCACCCCCACACAGGTCGCCATGCATATGGCGAACAACTGGAGCGACCCCATGGCAACCGACAGATTCTTCGTCATGGACAAGCTCCCGCTCTGGCCGGGCGATATGGCCCAGATCGGCCCGTTCACAGTCATCTGCGAGGACACCGAGCTCGACGATGCCAGGTTCACGGTGACCTGGGATGCCGAGCCGTGTATCCACCCCGGCGTGTTCGCCAACTCCCAGCCCACAACTCACTGCTGGGCGTGCGACACCGACGTCCCCCGAGAGCTGCTGTAGGACAACCCTCCTGATACCCGAGCCGACCTTCCCTGCGGCTCGGGTAGCGGGAAGGCTGCCCATCAGGGTAGCTGTGTCGAGAGAGGACACACAATGCTAGAAGAGCTCCTCAAGGAAGCCAGGACCTGGCTGCTCGACTGCGGCATGAAGCAGTTCGGGCAGTCCAAGAACGACAAGTTCGTGGCCCTGGCGATCCACACCTACTACGACGGCCGCTGGCCCGCGTTCGTCGCGGCCGACCCCGCCATGGACGAGTACACGGCACGGCTGGAGATGGACGCGCGCTGGGGCTGCGCCACGGCCGAGAAGTTCCTGCCCGTTAAGGAGGACGAAGATGCACTTCCCAGCACCTGAGTGGGGATGGGCCCTGACCGAGAAGGTCGCCATCAGCAGGGTCGGCGACAGCCAGTACCTGATCCTGAGGTTCCCCGAGAACGGCAGGGACGTCATGCTGGTGACGTTCACGCCCGAGGGCCGGATGTGGCTCAACGGCCAGGACGTCGACGTTGCCGATGACTTCATGGGGTTCATCGGCATGTTCGACGAGATGAACGCCGACGGCGAGCGCCCCCTGTGGGAGCAGTACATCAGCTACCCGTTCGTAAACGAGGACGAGGAGTAGCAGTGGCCAGATACGAGATCCACTATAGCAACGATCACTCCGAGGTCGAGCACCTCTGGCGCGCGGAGGACAAGCTGCTGCCGGAGCTCACCCGCATCGTCGAGACCCCGGGTCTGGACCTGCTGCTGGTTCGGGCGCACGAGGCGTAAGCGCCTAACGGCCAGCGGATAGGGGTAGCGGTGCGCCTACCTAGGCGCTATACTTAGGGTAGGCGTACCGCCCCCGGGAAAGGACAGCAAGAATGGCTAAGGACAGCAATAACCTCCGTGACGTCAGAGGCGTCGAGCACAAGATCCTACCGGACCGCAACAGCAAGTGGTGCCACCACTGCGCGGTATGGATGGGGATCAACGAGGACCATGAGTGCGACGTTCATCTCGCAATGGACATCTTCAACTACAACTCAACGGTCGCCGCCAAGATGGCGCTAGGCGAGGGCATTGACCGGGAGACGGTTGCCGCCTGCCTACGCAGCCTGGCCGACGCAATCGAGACCCAGGACTGCGCCGAGGACATGTCCCCGATCTACGACAGGACACTCTCCCAGCTTCACGGCTGACGGGTTCTATCCTGACGGTTGCTGAGTACCGTCAGGGTGGTGTCCGACAGGACAAGAAGGAGGAAGAAATGCCTTACGACCACACCCCTGGTTGCGAATGCTACATATGCAAGCCGGATCCGGGACAGGACCCCTTCAAGAACAGCCAGGTCAGCCCGCCCAGGAGGATCGTGTTCAGGGCAGAGGCGACGAATCACGACTACGTCACCCCAGCCATGGCTGCCAGGCGTGACAAGGCCGCCGCCGAGTTCACGGACCGCACTCGTCCGCAGGCGGATGTGATCGCCCAGTCCATCCTGGACAGCGACCTGTTCGAAGACATTGACTGCACCGCCCCTCAGGGCAGCGAGGTCGTCTCATCGTTCTTCTTCGACGACGAAGAGTACGAGTACGAAGTGACAGTCACCGCAAGGAACAAGACCGAGTACCACATGAACAGGAGCAAGTGATGTCAACCCCCGTCCCGTCCTGGCTGCTTAACGAGCCGGTCATCGTCACGCTGGTGGCCATGAACCCCGATGCCGCCTGCACCGCAGTCCTGATCAACAGGGAGATCGTGCCGGCCTCGTACAACAGGCCTCACGTGCCAAACTCCACGGCCGTCGTCATCATCTACGGCGAGGGCTTCGTGTCAGTCAACGGTGAGGACATCATGGCCGACGAGAGCGACGAGACCATCCAGCGCCTCTGCAGCCTGGCCGACGTCGTGACCATGGCCCCCAACCCCCAGTGCGGCACCTGGGTCCGCACGCAGGACACCTACATCCAGGACCACTTCAACGCCGAGGCAGACAGGAACAGGTAACATGACGAACCCCATCGCAAGGAACATCGCGGTCGCCATCGCTGACGAGTGCAGCATGTCGTACCACCCCGTGACCGAGGACACCGTCCTCGGTGACATGACCGTCGGTGACGTCGAGCCGGGCGGTGCCAACCGCCCGAACGAGCTGTCAAGGTTCACCCTACAGGATGACGACTGGCTGTACACGGTGGTTGTCCGGCGCGATCGGCCAGTCCGATGACCGTCATGCGGCAGGTCCTGCCGATCCTGAACTCCAAGCTGTTCACATGGAGCAGGGAGAGCAAGTCGTACGTGGCCGAGGCATCTGACCTCGGCCTCCGGGCTGGATTCCAGTTCGGTCGGGTGTATGATGACTCGATCGACGAGGGATTCACAATGCAGTCCCAGTTCGACCCCAGCGACCACGTGGTCTGCGTGGTCACGGACATCGATACCAAGGAGGGGGACGTCAGGTTCTGGGTCCTCAAGCCGGTCAGGAACACCGATCGGCTCGACTGGAAAGTAATCATCTTCAACGATTAGGAGCAAGCAGTGAAGGACGCAGACGCAACACAGATCAAGCACGGACGCTCCAGGATCTACCTGTACCCAAACGGTGAGATCGTGGTGGTCCAGTCCAACAACCTGAGCAAGCCGCCCATGAACGTGACAACGGACTGCGACGGCGAGCGTACCAGCTTTACCATCCCGGCTCATTACCCGGACAAGATCGACCCTGAGAACCCGGACACCTGGCGCTACTACTGCCCGGCTCACCCGGAGGCCACGGTCGCCGATGCTGTACAGGACGGGGCCGAGATGACATGCGGCCACGCGGTGACGGTGCGCCGCCTATACACCCCAGAGCCCGAAAACGACTGAAACGTGGAGGCGGGCGGACGACGCGAGCGCTTATTCGGTGTCGGACGCCCGTCCTTACGTTCCCAGCTACGTAACGATCATGCACAGAAATGAGGTGTATCATGGGCAAGCACGGATTCCAGCCATTCAAGCAGCTGGCCATCATAGATGCCCTGGACGATATGTTCGGGAGCACGAAGACCTGGTCCGTGTCGGACGCAATGTCCGAGCTCGGGAGACGTGGGCTGACAGCCAGTCCCATGACGATGCGCAAGGCAAGGCGCAGTCTGGGCATCCGCTCGGAGCGCGCGCATGTAGTCGGAGTCAACGGCATCAGCCACTGGGTGTGGACGATAGAGCCACCCGCTAGCCGTAGCGAGTAGCCGCAGGTCAGGCAGTGTGCATGCCATGGTTGCAGGGTCGTTAGCGCCGGTAATTACCTAAGCTAATTAGCGGTGGAAATATACCCTAGGGGGTACCCTAACGGCCCTGCAGCCGGTATACTAGAGCGTAGGAGCCCGAGAGGAAGCGGACTGATGAGCGCGCTAGCCGAGTATGAGATTCACGGCCTGACCAGCAGAGGTCGGCCGGTCGCGGTCGGGATGAGGGCAATCGCAACCCCGACAACTGAGGTGGCTACATACATCCTCAACGAGCGCTACCCGAGTGCAACGTTCGTATCCCTCAAGCGGGTCATTCTGAAGGACAACAAGATCGAGAATGTTGACGCCCGCAAGCTGGACGTCAGGCCGATCAGAAGGGCAAGGGTCCGGTGAAGAGCAGGCTGAAGATGTACGACAGGAGCTTCCTGAACGGGACGGTGTTCCTGACGATCTGCAACACCAAGCCGATCACCATTTTCGGCATCAACTACCCCGGCAGAGCAATCTACAGCCTGCCCTGCGCTCCGATCAGGAGGAAGCGGTGAAGTACCGCACGATGGGCGTGGACGGCATCTACGGCAGTGATGTCGAGGCCGACACGGACGAGGAGGCCATCAGCAAGGCGACCGCCATGGGCTACGATGTGCTGGACGTCACGGACAGCATGCAGGGCCCGCTACTGATAATCGAGGGAGACTAGCATGAACTACACCCAGGACCTGATCAACATGATGCAGGGCAAGGTGACGCGAGGAGAGATGTCCAAGGAGGAGGTCGTAAAAATCCTCCAGTTCGCGCTCACCAACCTGCCGCATGAGGACGTCATCGACGCCATCAACGCCGAGTGGTACCTGCCCGAGCGGCAGGCGATCGCGGCCGGAATCACAGCCGAGAATGTCGAGACGCACCCCGTGATGCGCAAGGCGATCAAGGCGGCCGAGGAGGCTTTCCAGGACGATATGACGCCTGCGAGTGCGTACATGGCGATGTTCAAGGCTGCGTTCATCGTCGCCAAACAGCACGATCTCTCGGACGAAGATGCGACCGTGATAGCAACCTCGGCTGCCACTGACGGGCAGTCTGACTCCGGTGAGGGCTACAAGAACTTCATCGCGCCCCGCAAGAAGCGGTCATAAGCGGATCGTATAACCGCAGGTCAGAGGCACACTGCAGGGATCGTCGGCACTCCGTCGGCGGTCCCTGCAGCACGTGTGCACCCGCGGAATCCTTTAGCGCCGCTAATTACCTAGGCTAACGATCTCGACGACTGCTGACTCCGATGCATCTGGCTCTGAGATCAGCCCGTCCTCTGCTCCACTCGGGACTCCAGTGCACGGAATCGTTAGCCGAGGTAATTATCCGCCCTAACGAATGCCTGGGCCAGGTTTGTACCTCCCACGAGGTAAGGTATACTAGTTTCATGGACAACGAACTCATGTCATTCGAGCAGAGCACCGATCTCAACACCGGCTATGTCGAGCAGACAGAAGAGCCGCGCGCTGCCGGTACGAGGGGCCCGCTCGCTGTCAGACAGGCCGAGATACGTGGAGCACTCAAGGCTATGTTCTACATGAAGAGCGTCTGGAGGGCAAATGAGGCCCATGAAACGCTCCAGAACATCGGAATAGTCGCAAGTCCGAGGGTGATAAACATGGTAAAACGGGAGCTTGGCGTGAAAAGCGTAGCCGTTCACGTCCTTGGAGAACCAGGTGCAAAGCACTGGAATTGGGTAATGGACTAGTGAGAATTTCTTCTGCGTGAGTTAGAAGGTAAAGTTTCCGGACTGTGTCCTTATATACCTACTACTCCCACTACTATAGTTACTGTATATCCTTACTTATGATACGCGGGAGGGCCTGCGGCGATACCACTTCACCCAGCCCCCGAAATCATATATGACACCCCAAACATGAGATTTCAGTAGTGGTAGTAGTGGCGGTAGTAGAGATATAAGGACATCACCCCGAAACTCGTACTCCTTACCCCGCCATACGCCCCCCAACCGGAAGCAATCACGCCCAACCGGAACCAACCCGTATCAACCGGAACGAGCACAAATCCACCAGCGATCAACCCTCAGCCATCCGCGCCGACCCGAACAGCCGTACCCGAACTGAACAGCCGTACCCCGCTACTGCACGTAGGCACCCGCCCCCGAATGCTAACTCAAAGTAGTCGACGGAAAGGCTCCTATACGGGTAGCCATACCGGGTAGCACTACGGTATACTGTTCATATCGGCCTCCCCCGCCGGTAAGCGGTACGGCGGGGGAAGCTGAGCCAACGGGAAACCGACAGGACACCCCGGCCCCGACAGACCAAACCGCAACACCCCAGCCCCACAATGGGCACCAAGAGGAAGAAGAACAAAATGTCCACTGTCATCGAGTGCGAGGGCGCAGGCCAGGCCTGGTCCTACCTCCTCCAGGACTCCAACGGCAACTCCGTCGACCCCCGGACCGACAACGACACCAAGACCAAGACCACCACCCAGCTCCCCGGCTGCCCGGTCTGCCTGCTCACGGCCAAGGACCTCAAGATCAAGGTCAGCCGCAAGAACGGCAAGCTCTCCCCCATCCACATCCCCGAGCACATGGTCGAGGTCCCAGGCGACGAGCTGCTGTTCATGCTCATCAACGGCGAGTTCGATGTCCACGTCAAGGGCTGCAACCGGATCAAGGCCCAGCTCAAGAAGAGCGACTACGAGCGCCCCGGCACCGTCCTGGCCACCGACCCCCACGACCTGGTCACGCAGCTGTGGGATGACATCATCCCCGAGGCCTGGGTTCAGGAAGAGGACCCGGAGGGCACCCCCGAGGTGCGCGACCCCGAGACCGACGAGCTGCTCAGCCCGATCAACCCCACCGACGAGTGGCTCGAGAAGCACAACTACTACAGCGCCACCGGCATCCACACCTGCGTCGCCAAGCTCGGCGGCGAGTGGGCCAACGGCACCGGCGCCAAGGGCAAGGCCAAGTCCAACGGCGGCGCGTCCCGTCAGGCCAAGCGGGACCTGGCGCTGGTCCTCGTCGAGGCCATGGCGCAGGCGATCAAGGAGCTCCAGGACGACCCGGCCAACGACCCGAACAAGATCATCCCCACCCTGGGATACGAGGAGGCTCGCCAGGTCGTCGCTCAGTGGATCCACCACTTCCCCGCCAACCGCGACGAGTGGATCAACCACCTCCCCCGCCCCAACCGCTCCGACTGGATCACCGAGTCGGAGGCTGCCGGCACCCAGACCAGCGACGAGACGGACGACGACACGAACAGCGACGCCGACGCCACCGACGAGGACGAGCTGGACGAGAACCAGAACGACGAGGACACGGACCAGGAGGACGAGGACGACGCCGAGGAGTGACCGGCCAGCTCCACAGCCCATCACCCGCAAGGCACGAGAGCCCGGTACGGCCAGAACACTGGCCGCCGGGCTCTCCGGCGTTCAGACGGACGCCAAAACCCGATATCTCACAGACTGCTGAATGGTGGAGCTCCGAAATAAGGCCGATTAGCCGTCCGCCCCTACCGGTACCCGGTAGGCTAGCCGCGCGGTCCGTACGGCGGAGCTCCCAAAGGATTCAGGGGTATCCACGGGGACCGCCCCGGTAAGCTACCCTACCCGGTACCCTAGCTTTACCACTCCGGCTGTAGTACCCTACCCCTTAGACCCCCGCCCCTACCCGAGAATAGGGCAGCAGGTTATGAAACTGACAATCAGCATACCGATTACTGAGGACATGCCGGCCCTCACAGAAACAGACCGCATCACCTACCCATCCCTCACCGCAACAATGATCCCCACCCAGTCTAACGCTGGCGGCCACCCGCTGTACGAGTTCACCGGCGAGGAGGCAGAACTCCGCGCATGGCTGGTGAACGAGTACGGCCTGACGAACGCAGAGGCCACAGCGGTCATGTGGCACACTGAGACTGACAGGAACTGAACGATCATGAACGTAACCAGCGACGTCAGCTATGACGACCCGGTATTCACCAGTACAACGTACGTCAACCCGAGCAGCGACATCTTTGGCCGCAGGGTGAGGGCCGACCTGATCGCAGCCACCGTCGTCAAAGACGGGACCATTAAACCCCGATACAACCGATACATCTGGGGAGTCACGTCCAGCGGCCTCCTGCGGTGCTACCTTGACTGGGACGGGTCCCGGAGCTGGTGTAGCATTGCGCCACAGTCACTCGATGATCACCACATCCCCCTCCCCATCACCTATCGCAATGCCGCCCAGCGCATCGTTCAGGTGCTCCACCCCCGTACCATGCGCATCCGCGCAATCGACCCCGCCATGATCATCGAGACGCTGTGATGAACACCCATACACACACTAACAAGAGGACACAGTGCCCGAGATAGAGTATGACCGAATCTACGGCTATCACGTCGGCGGCATCAGCATCACATTCGGGAGGGCCAGGCAGGATGAGAAGCACGGCCCGAGATTCTACGGTGCTGCCCTCAGCGAGGAGCAGCTCAAGCGAGGGCTCGAGACAGGGTTCGGCGCTACCGAGTCTGAGGCGGTCGCCGACATGTTCAGGCACATCCGCCCGATACACTTCTGACACACAACACACGCAGCACAAGAAAGAAAAGGAGCATCATGGAAAGAGACCAGATCCCCCACACCGCTGATCGTATCATCCTCACGAACGGGCGGGAGATCGTTCACACCCACCACGCTACAAAGAGCACATGGCACATCGTGCTCGAGCGGGTAGAGCGCCTGGGCAGGGCACTCACCGACACCGAGATATCCGAGTTCATGCAGAGCGCCCCGGTCGCCCGCATCGAGCACACGGACAGCACATCCCCCACCGAGTACTGGCGCGAGCTGGACGAGGACGCCAATACGCCGGACGTCATGGCTCTGCCCACAGACGCAATCAACGACGTCGACGAGGAGCTGGGCCTGAACATCAGGAAGCTCACGCCGGAGGAGCTGGAGGCAGACCGCCTAACCTTCGAAGAGTGGCTAGGGCGCACTGGCCGAGGGTCTATGCAGGAGTTCATTGACCGGGCCGTGAAGAAGGCCAATGACCGCTGGCGCAGGACCTGGTACCTAGAGACCGGCGGCTGCCCGTGCGAGCAGGGCCCCGAGTGCGGCTGCAGGCTATGCCCCCAGTGCGGCCCCAACGGTACCATCGCGCGCAAAGACGCGGGTGAGATCGACAACGAGGCCGAGACGCTAGGAGCCCAGGCAGCCCACGAGGAAGCAATCCAGACAGGCCACCCCAGCGGCGATGTGTATCTGGAGGACATGCTGGATGACATGGCCCCGACCGCACAGAAGACGACCTACCCCGACTGGGTGGGCCAGATAGAGGAGGGAATGGCCCGCCCCGGGCCAGGACAGGCCGAGGACAACTACGTCTACCCCATGGAGTGCGGGCACGAGACGGACAGCCCGAAGCCACTTGTAACTGGCGCCATCGTACACTGCTCAGTTCACGGACAGACGTACATAGCAAAGGGCGAGGGTGATGGCGACGTGTAGGCACTGGCCGTACTGCGTGGGCAACGGCCGTTACTGCTGGAAAGAATGCCCGCCCAATCCAATGCTGGACTCAGACAGGTATCCGGATGAAGTGCAGAGCAGAACAACGGAAGGGTTCGTGATGGCAGACAACGCATTCATCCTCCTCAGGATGATCCAGTCCTACGCCAAGACGCCAGACCAGAAGGCAAAGGCGAACGACTACTACGGCTACGTCCAGAGACAGGGGTACAACGCAGACAGACAGGTCGCGGAGCTGGCCAAGGTCCTGCTGACCGGCCTCGTGGACAGCAACTGGCCCTGGTCCCCGACCACAGACCGCACAGCCAGGTACGGCGGCCCGCAGGGCGTCAACAGCCCCATCTCCCGTATCGACTGGGGTGCTAAGCCAGAGGAAGAGCAAGACAATGAGACGGTTCAGCCCGCGCACGACATTCCTGAGCTACGCCGGCAGTACCTGGAGATCATCTCGAGGAACATCACAAACGAGCAGATGTCCCAGGCCAACAAGTACTGGGACAATACCATGCCGATACTCATGTCTGAGCTGTACAACATGACAAGGAACGTGTCAAGAAGAGCGGACCTACGTCAGCAGACGACTACCGAGAATACCGAGACTACCGGGTAAGCGGGTACCTAGCCGCGCCTAGCCCTAGCCGTACCCTAGCCCTAGGGCCGTGCATACGGTAGGATATACCTATGAACACCCCTAACGGGCCGAGCCCCGATAACAGCAGGATCGCCCCGACCACTCCAAAGGTACACCTGACGGTGGTCGGGGCGTACGGACGCCACTACGACGACAAGAACGCAGCCCTCGATGACTGGCAGAACGGGAAGGACTTCCGCATCGCGAGCGTCGGCCCTGACATGGGCCGGTACATGTCTAAGCGAGACACCGAGACCCGCCCCGAGCTGCACGTCTCGATCCGCTACAAGAGCATGGTGTACATCGTCGACACGGTCACCGGCCAGAGCACCGAAGACGACCACGAGTTCTAGGAAGGACAGCATGGCGGGAACGCAGGATGGCGACGAGAGCATCTGGGAAGAGGCGACTCTGAACCAGATGCTCTCTGACCCTGACTTTGAGGCCGAGTTCGGACGCGAGCGAACCGAGGAAGAGCAGATCGAGCACGAGATGTTCAAGGCTGCCACTATCCTCTCCGAGCCGAGCACACAGATGAGCGTGGGCCGCGATGAGCCCACGGACCCCGACGACCCAGACCCCGATATCTGCGAAGAGATTTAGCACACAAAATCCCGAGGGGATAAGCAAGGAGAGCCCGATGGGCAAGCAGGTGATAGCCTGTCCGCTAGACAGGATTGCGGAGCTAGCGGACAGGACGGTGTATGCGACCGAGGAAGCCAAGACGGTCGCCATTCTGGCAAGCGCATCCAGCCACGCGCTGGACGCTAGCCAGACACAGCCGCGCGTGCTGGTTACCGGGAAGACCGGCCAGTGCGGCAAGAGCACACTGCTGTACTTCGCAGAAAACATATGCCTCAACGGATGGTCATCAAACCCCACATCCTTTGCCCTCAGGGCAAAGTTCATCGAGGGGCCTGTGACAATTTTCATCCATGAGCTGAGCAAGATATTCGGCGAGAACGGACTGCGTGGCGCGACGCACCCGGTGTACCAGATAGCCTGCGACGGCTACTCGGTGAAGGGCAAGCTGAGCCTGTCAAATGGCACAGCTCAGGACATCAGCTGCTACGGCGTCGCCTTCTTCGCGGGCATCAAGAAGGCCGCTCCAGACGACCTGCGTTCCCGCTGTATCATAATCGAGATGGCCCCGAAGCCGGAGAGCATGTATCTCGAGGACATACTGGACGAGGACGTTGAGGCCGAGGCGCTGGAGCTACAAGATGTGCTGCACGCCTGGGTACGCTCCGAGATCAAGAACCTGAAGGCGTACAACAAGGCGCTGAGGGGAGTTCACCCCCGGCTTACAAGCCGCAAGGCCCAGATATGGGGTCCGCTGTACGCCATAGCTAAGGCCGCCGGTCCCGTGTGGGTAGCACGCTGGCGGCGCGCGTTCGAGATGCTGGCTCTGGACGACGCGAGCCGCGCGCCGCTTATGCCGGAGCAGAAGATAGTCCGGGACGCCGGAGCGCTCATCCGCAGTAGGCCGGAGGATTCCGTCGAGCCGTACCTGACTAGCCGCGAGCTGCTGGAGTTCTGCCGCAACGTGGACGAGCGACTCTATCCCCGGCTCAGCGACTACAAGATGGCCGTGCTGATGGCCCGGGGCCTCGGCAAGACCAACACGCTCACATTCCCCGACCGGCACACGCAGAAGGGCTGGTATGTCTGCGAGGTCATGGAGATCGTTAAGGAGCAGGAAGCCGCACTCGAGCCCGACGAGGAGGAGATCCCCGAGCCAGACGAGTACGACACATTCTTCGACGATGTGGACGAGGAGGTGGCGTGATGCCGGATGATGGAGACAATAACACAGTCGGAGAACTGATAAGGGCTCTGCGCAAGATCGACAGGAGTAAGATCGTAGTCTTGCAGGGGTGCGACTGCCTTAATGAGTGGGACGGTCGGGTAACAGAGAACGACAAGCCGAACGAGATAGTGCTGAGGATCGACGGATAGGAGAAGCTGTGCCAACACCGACTGGCCTGCCAAAGGTGGGCGAGGTCTGGGAGAGCACCAGGAAACTCCCAGGTCAGAAGACAAACGTCCAGCGGTTCGTCGTGCTAGAGCGCGGGCGTGGCGACTACTGGTCTATGCGCGTGTACATTCCTGGGAAGGGCGTTAGCCTATGGGTCGATCCGGCTTACCAGATGAAGATGGGCGAGCTGAAGTACATCGGCCCGGCGAATGCTGAGATCAAGAAGAAGCTGGGTCTGAAATGAGAGTGATCCTCGACTTCTACTTCGACGACCTGGAGCAGCGCTGCCTGAATCCGAAGTGCGACTTCAGAGTCGGGCCGTACAGCGAGGAGTGGCGCGGTGGCTGCCCCAACTACCTGGCCGAGGAGCGGAGGACATGCAACAGTGCGCTCGGATTCTTCCGGGCGTTCGGGAACGAGGCACAGCGCAGCGTTCAGGTGAGGCGGGAAGACGCCCGCCTCCCTGGATCGAACTGCAGGCCAGACGTTATCTACGGGGAGAGGTTATGGGGTACAACAACGAGGCGATGCACACTGCGATGTCCATTCTCGAGGCCATCGCCATTCCGGAGCTGCCGGCCATGCTCAAGAAGATGGTGCTGGATGGCACAGCCGAGGTCATCTGGGACCCGCATGTTAGCGGTGTCGTCGGCTTCATCTACCCAGGCACCAACAGGGCCATGTGCGTGGTGTACGTTAACCGCAATGACTTCGAGCTTGAGGACGAGTTCGAGAACAAGGTAATGCGGTCCGGTACCGACGTCACAATCAAGGAGGATGGCTCGTGAATGAAGGATGCAATCACAGCAAGATAGGGTCGATCGCGTCCATCGAGGAGGGCAGGCACTGTGCATTCATGACGTGCCCGAACTACCGCGAGAAGTGCCCGTTGCACGCTATCGCGAAGACAGGGGAGGAATGCAACCTGACGATGCGGACCGACGTTACCCTAGCCGACCCGCCGGTACCGCCGGTACCCTAGCCGTACCGCGTACGCCCCGGTACCCTAGCCCTAGCGGTATGCATACGGGTACGATATACCTACCGGGCCCCGGGCGATAGGCCAGAGGCCGTCAGGCAAACAGGAGGAATCATGAGCTACGGAAGATCAAGGCACGTCTTTGGATTCGGCAACAATGCCGACGAGATCGATGACAGCGCGCTAGCTGAGGCAGCGAAGGCATTCAGGCCTGGCACTAAGCTGCGTGTCCATCCCACGTACACCATCACGGATGTAGGAGGTGCGGCATCTCCTACTCGCTCAATGATGGAAGAGATGGGCGTTGACCCTACTAAGGTGGCATTCGCGGCGTCCGTCACGGTAAATGAGGTTCTACCCGAGGACGGCCGGTACGTCACGATGTTCATCGGCAGGAAAGAAGAGCCGACACGCCTGATCGGGATCACTGACACAGAGCAGGAGGGCAGGGAGCTGGCGCGCGAGGACTACGTATGGCCCGAGCAGCCTGCGATCAAGTGGGTCAGGCAGAGGGGGCAGGAGCCGACCCTGGTCACTACAGGAGAGACCGGCGACAGCACCGGTGAGTACCAGATCCACAGGGAGTTTGGGTGAAGGTACTGATCACGATAAAAGACACCATCGAGGACGCACGTGAGGTGCGGATGATGGTGAACACAACGAGCGAAGTGTTCATGCACACATTCGCCGATGATGGCGTGATCATCCAGGACATGGAGATCATCGAGGACGGTCCGCCTGAACCTCCAAAGCCAAAGCGCAGTAAGCGCAAGATCTGTAAGGAGCCGTGGCAGTAGCATGAGCATCCACATAGGCTTCACCGGCACGCGCAAGGGCATGACAAGCGAGCAGAATGAGAAGATTCGCTTCACGCTGCAGAGCTTCAGAGACTACCACTTCGGGATGGACCTGGTATTCCATCACGGAGACGAGCCGCACTCTGACCGCGAGGCCGCCGAGATAGCGCAGAAGATCGGGTATCGGATAAAGCCGCATCCGCCAGCGGCCATGACATCAGAGGACCTGCTAAAGAGGAATCGCGAGATCGTGGCCGCTGTCGAGAATCTATTCGCAGCGCCAGGCGGATTTAAAGAGGAGCTGCGGTCTGGTACCTGGGCCACTGTTCGCTACGGTAGGCAGGCTGGCCTGGAAGGGCTGATCATTTGGCCAGATGGCTGCCGCTGCCCTCTGTCGGCCAAGGAGCACGTCCACGGCGTACGATTCTAGGAGTAAGCATGCAAAAGGAAGCTTCTGATACACCCCGGTATGTCATATACGATATGCCCGAAGACATTCCGCTGGGAGCATTCGTGACCCTCCGAAGGATGTCGAAGCAGGAGATCGACGGCGAGGACACCGTCGTCTACGAGTATCTGGGGCACGAATAGTGAAAGACACCTATTACGAGAGAGAGACATGGGCGACTGTCGACATGATCAACCCGCCGTTGCCCGGCATATCATTCTCCGTAGTGTCAAGAGTGCGAGTCCGTCGCCGTGGGCGAGGCGCGGCTAAACGACTAATGGCGCAGGTACTCGAAGACGCCGACAGAGAGGGAGTGCCGCTCATCCTCGCGGTCGATCCGGATTACCAAGCCAACCCGGATATGGATATCGACCGGCTACGCGCGTGGTACGAGAGGCTTGGCTTCCGCAGAATTATCAGCAACGAGCCTGACTTCCTCCTGCGCAACCCCAAGGTGTACGAGGGAACCGGCTGGCCACAGAAGCTGGAGTCAAAGCGGGCATACTGCACCAATCCGGCGCATGGCTACGGTGAGCACGACAGGATGTGCGTGCCCCCGGCAGATCCTACCAATCCCAACATACGCATGATCCGTGTCCTGTGGGGCCTGTGCGGATACTGCAACGACACGGACGATCACACACACAGTCTTGCCGATTTTGCCAGGTGGCATCATCAGCGGATGAGGGTCGGCTACTCAGAGAGGAACAAGTGGGCCAACCCGGATGAGGATGGATCCATAGTTATCCACGGAGACATGGAGATAATGCTGCTGTCCGATGGCTACCGGAAGGAGCGGAAGGATGGACGCCGAGAGGGAGCGTAGGTACGCCGATAGGCTCAGGAAGCATAACGATATGCTAATCATCCTGTCTGGAATGGGCAAAGCCGAGCGCGCCGTAAGATGGATCGTATTCATAACAGCGGCTGTATCGACAACCGTCGGTATATACCTTGCGTTTGACCACACCCCGAACATTGGCTACGGCTGGCCTATGATCGTGACCGGCGTAATCATGCTCATCCTGTTCGGGCCGCTCTACGACCAGTTCATGTATCTGTGCATAAGAGTGAACGACTGCTGGCCACCGAGAGGCTGAGCCCTGGAGCTCCGAGATACGGACGTAAGAGGGCCCGGTAGCCGTACGGCTACCGGGCCCTAGGCGCGCGGCGTAGGGGCGAGCTCCGCCCCGTTTACGCGAGCTAGAGGATCATAGGGTTCCATAGGCGGTCGCGTAGGCGGGCTGACTTACGGGCACGACGTAGCATGGTGATGAGGTGACGGGCAGCATCACGCTTATGCATACTGCCTACAGTATCCTGGTACAGACCCCAGGCCCTGAGACGATCGTCCGTAGCGGTGCTCTTCGCCATACCGCGCGTCTGCTGCACGATACGCGCGTCATTCAGGAATCTACGATGCCTGGCATACTCGAGCATGGCATTTATGCGAACCGGAGAGAACACGTCATCGTCTGTGAAGGGGTTGTCATTATCGAACTTCTCGGTGACGACGGCCGGTCCTATTCCGTAGTCCAGGCTCTGTACCTCACGGACGGTTCGGGCGATAATGTCAACCTGGGCACATTCATCGCCGGTAACCTCTCGGCACTCGAAGCGCAGCCATCTTCCGGGGGCATCGCCGTAGATCGACATCCGAGGTACCTGTGCTATGCATATCCCAGTAGTTCCGCCAGGATCAAGTGCGACCATGTTCAGATGCGGGGGTGTCACACAGTCACCACGATTACTGCTATCACTGCCGCTAGTGCGACGACCATGCATGTCATGACGATGCCTAGCATGAAGCCAGCTACAGCAGGAGGGAAGTCCACTCCTGTAGCCATGAATGTAATTGTACGAATTCTCTCGTCCAGATCTGCGAGCCGTGTCATCACCGGATCACTTCCTTCCATTCTTCCCATTTCATATTGGGGTGGTCTTGCTCCCAGCGTCTTCGCTTCTCGAGCTTGCGGTACCGTTTGGCCGTGTAGAGCATGAAGCCACATATTGCAACTAGTAGGTACGGAATCATTTCCGTTATCATATCCGAATACCTCCGGCTAGTGTCTGTGATGAGAGGGTAAGGTAGCCAATTGCATGAGAAGCCATCGCCAGAATCTCGGGTAGTGGCAATGCCCTGCACGAGATATCTACCGGGCAGTGAAGGTCACCGGAGTACTCGTCATACTGCATATAAACACCGTGAATTCCGCAGAACGGCGATGAAGAGGAGTCGGGCAAAGTTTCCCTTTCTGCGTATTAAGGTTTCTCGGGCGGACCCCCGATCGGTACGGTAAGGTAACCGCTAGCTAAGCCCGAGCCCGGAGGTCCTGCCCGATAATGAGTATAGCCGATCGTACCCGAAACCGCGCGGTTTCGGGCGATTCGGAGGAGCGCCGTGACGCTGCGCTTCTCACTGCAAGGAGGCTAGTTCGCTATGGAATGCCCGTATTTCCAGCAAGGGTTGATGAAGATGGAAATCCCGACAGAGACGATAGACGATGGGCACGGTGGCAGAGGTACCCTGCAGATATGGATGTACTTGCAGGATACCGCCCCGGCGACGCACTGGCGGCAGTATGCGGCATCACATTCGATGTCATTGACATCGACCCGAGGAACGGCGGCAAGTTCTCATTCAACAGGATGTCGGATGAGCTCGGCGACTCGGCTCCAAAAGTGTACGGAATGTCTAAGACGCCGAGTGGCGGAACTCACCTCTACATCGCAGCTCTGGGCATAGGTAGCCATAACGGCTTTATGCCGGGAATTGACCTAAAGGGTGGATTCCCAGACGGTAGTGGACGTGGCTTTGTATTCATCCCTCCAACCATCCGTCCGGTCAAAGGACACGATGGCGAAAACGGTGTCATAACAGGCGGATACGCCGAACAGGGCGTACGCATGGGTACGTACAAATGGCTCGAGCAGATGTCGCCCCCAGGAGGAGACTCATCCTCAGAGGAGATCTCATCCTACATACTGGCAGCCGTAGAAGGATCGCGAACACAGAGACCTACTGGTCAGCATGGTGCGAGGATAACCGCTAATCGGCTACGGTCTGACTGTATCAAGGCCGAGGCCGGGGGACAGCGCGCAGCCATGCTCCGTTATGTTCACGAGCTAGAGCGCAAGGGCTACGACAAGAATGACATCCTGGTTCTACTTCGCAGTCTATGCGCAGATATGCCCGTTTACGATGAGCGTCGCCCTTGGTGGCCTGTAAAAGGTCGCAACCCGGACCGAGAGCTGCTGACGCTGTTCCATCGTAGCGGGACAGTGATACCGGACGCCACCGATGAAGAGCTAAGCATTCTTGAGGGTCCCAGCGTGGCACAGGTTGTGCCGATGGGACTGACGCCATTCTCTGAGATAGACCGCGGTCTCAGCAGCTGGCTCTGGAAAAGATACATCGCTGTCGGTGACATAACCATACTGGACGGAGACGCTGGTAATGGTAAGTCACTGATAACGCTAGACATCGGCGCTCGCGCAACTCGAGGGCGTGAGATGCCGGATGACTCGGACGGGCCTGATTGCTGCTCTGTCCTGCTGCTAGCGCCAGAGGACAGCGACAAGGTGACGGCTGGACGTCTAGAGGCCGCGAGCGCGGATATGACGCGGATCTTCAGGCCAGCGCTCACCCTGAGGAAGAAGAAGGGCAACGATGATCCGAAGGCGTACTCTGGGGATGAGCTAGTAACATTCCCAAAGAGCGTCAATAGGCTCAGAAGATGGATCGTAGCCTACGGCATCAAGCTGATCATAGTTGACCCCATCTCTGCGTTTCTGGGCGAGAAGGTCAACAGCAACAACGACGCGAGCGTCCGCCAGGCCCTGGCCCCTCTGAGCGCAATGCTATCAGAGGTAGGGTGTAGCGCCATATTCATCCGGCACTACAACAAGGACTCTACCCTCAAGGCGGCGCACCGTGGCGGTGGCTCGGTAGCGTTCGGTGCGGTATCCCGCGTACAGCTGATCAGTGGCGAGGTACCGGCCGATAAGGCCGAGAAGTTCCAGTGTGAGGGCAAGGTCTTCGGTATAACGCAGGTGAAGAACAACCACCTGAACCGTAGGCCAGGATACACGCTAGCGTATACCATTCAGGACAGTGACGTTGTCGCTGACACCGATGGCAACATGGCCCCTATGGTGCGCTGGCTCGGAGAGCTCACGCTGAGTGCGGACGAGCTAGCTGGCTCCGAGGTTAAGCCGAGACGCGGGCCAGAGCCGATGGTTCAGGATGAGATATCTGAAGTCATCCAGTCCATGTTCGAGCATCAGGAGGTATGGGACGCCAAGGATGCCGTGAACGAGATAAAGGCGGCGGGTATCTCTGCCAACATGAGTACGGTGAACAAGGTGAAGAAGAAGATGGGTATCCGCAGCGTTCCGAGGCGCACGCGGGGTAAGCCTGGAACAACAGGCTGGAACTGGGTAATGGACGTAAAAATGAAGGTATCTGAAGAGGAAGAAGAATAGGTAAACCCTAGCCTGCAGTCGCCGAGATAGGGTAGGATAGGGGTATGACGTACCGTACCGGGGCGACCCCCGAATACTGGTGCGACCCCGGTAGGCCGAGAACAGAGGAATACCCATGAACTGGCCGTATGAGGAGTGCGAGGTTTGCGGAGGCGCTCTGATGTTCAACGGCGATGACTGGATGCACATCAACTCCGGGAAAGACGACACCCTTCACATCCCTTCACCAGACAGGAAGACGAATGCCTAAGATCGAAATCAAGACGCAGATGACTGCCCAGCAGCTGATCGATCTCATAATGGCGAGCGGGGCTGACCTGAGCAAGCCTGCACAGATCTTCATCGACCTGGGGAACGACGGTGCCGAGTACTATGGCATCGGAAAGGTCGAGACCTGCTTCCATCCGGCCAGCAAGGACGACGAGCCCAATCCGTACACGAGCCTCGTTATCGGGCTCGGCGAATTCCACTGCGGGTGATGACATGCCTCGATCAAGCGAGTTCGCCAGGAAAGACCGGCAGCTCACGGGTGCCATCAAGAAGGTGCGCTCCGAGCTGCGCAACATCGTTCTGGACTGGAATTCTGGTAGCTATCACGACAAGACTGCCAAGGACAGGAACAACACCCTAGCCACAATGTACGCCGCTGCCGAGCGAGCCCAGTTTGAGGCGTTCGAGGTTAAGCAGCTGATCGCTAGTTGGAAGGACCTGGAATCCGGCATGCCGGTTACCGCTCCTACGCAGCCCCAGCGAGTCATCCCTCACGCTCCGGAGTGCGAGGAGTTCGCGCTTACTACCAGGATCGGCAAGCAGCTGGACGAAGAGTTCAATAGCGGAAAGCTCGACGAGGGCACCTACTACCACAGCCTAAACGCTCTCGTCGCAACGCTACACGAGGCCGAAGAGTGCCCTGGCCGTCACGAGAAGCCTAGGGGCTAATTATGCCCGATACACTCAAGAGCCGGAAGGCTGAAATCAGCCGCGATCTCCGCGCCCGAATAAATCGAGGTGAGGAGATTGCCGGCAGTATCCTCCCTAAGAATCCATTCACCATACAAGTCGTCGGCAAGTCTTTCAGCAATCTGCAGGCGAGGATCATCTACTCTGATCAGGCACCGTACTACATAACGGTTACCGAGGGTGATACATTCGCGGTCGATGGATCCGGAAGGACCGAGCCTGCTGTCAAGACCGAGCCTGCTGTCAGGCCCGACTTCTCGGTCGACATAAGCGAGGCTAAGTTCAGCAACCGTAACGGACTGGACCTAACGTTCTACCCGCATGGCCCTAGCCATGGCTTTACGATATCAGATATGACGACGGCCGAGCTGGCCGTAGTTCACCGCTACATCGGTGAGTTTCTAGAGGGGCAAAAGAATGGTTAGTCTGGACAGCCGCAATTTCCATGCGGATGAGATGGACCTGGACGCGGCACTCAACAAGGTGCGCAAGCTCATCGAGCGGTCGAGCTACCATCAGGATCACGGCGAGCAGGATAGGGCTAACGACCTGCTCACACAGGCCGATGCCCTCATGTTCAAGTACTCCATCGACAAGGCGATGGCAGAAGCGGCGAAGCCCTCTGCCGAGCAGGCAAAGCCCAAGAGGATCAAGGTCGAGATGTGCGGCCCTGGCGACCCGCTGGCATTCGAGATCTCATGCCTGGTCAACGTGGTAGCCAGGCACTGCCGTTGCATGGCCATCTGGCTCCCCTCAGACTACAGGCCACATGTCTCGGAGATCTTCGGGTACGAGTCAGACGTACGCTACGCCGAGATGCTTTACACCCAGCTCCTCATGCACATGACTTCGGTCCTCTTCCCCAAGATGGACCCAAGCAAGACGCTCGGCGAGAACTGTTACACCCTTCACAACCAGGGACTCAACTGGCTGGACATGGCCGAGCTTGATGGCTGGAAGAAGCTTCCGGCTGCTGACTATCCGGGCGTCAAGGTTCCGTTCACCAAGGACTTTGATTTCAGCGTATCGCCGTCCACGAAGGTGGGCGGCATCTACAAGCGCGCGTACTACGCTGAGTGCAAGCGCCTTGGCGAGCAGCCTAAGATCGTGCCCGCCTCGGCAAGCAGGCAGGCGCGTACCGACGCATTCCGAAAGAGTGTGGCCAAGGGGTACGTCAATCGTATCGCAGAGCGTCTCTTCAGGGTCGAGAAGGCCCAGAACAAGGTCGGCACAGCACTGGTCCTGGCAGGCCAGAAGGACACGATCGAGGCTATGTTCGCTGAGGCATATCCGCACAGCAAGTCTTCGGTGGACGAGTTCAAGGCCAAGAGCAACCCCGAGGCGATGCTCAGGGGTATGAGGCGCGCGGACGAGGCCGACCTGAGCGTCGGCGTCGGTGGCGGCAGGGCGAGGGCCATCGGGTGACAGTAGAAGAGGTGAGGCGTGTCCAGAAGGTACTCGGCCTCCTAGACACGCACTTGGTATACGTGGATGCGGAAGAGGGATTCTGGATGGCGCACACTCAGCAGGAGCGCGAGAGTGTGCCAGATCTGCATGAGTGCCGCATCCACAGATACCTATGCCGCGAGCCTATCGTGGTTACCGGCTGGTACATAATCGAGGAAGACGGATCGATCGGAAGGATTGACATGAGAATGGAATCGCCGTGATACGCGAGGGATTCGAGCGCCTGTACGCCACATGGGTGTATAACTTCGACAGATGGGCGTGGAAGCGGCGCTGGCGCATGATCAAGATGCGCCACAGGGAGTTCACCGATAGGTTCGAGCACTGGTACGAGACTGGCAACTGGTGGTACGACCGTGGGTGAATTCATAGTGGCCATGGCGAAGGAGATTGCATTCATCGTCATGGCCACGACGGTGATCCTTGCCGTCCAGTACCTGATAGTACGATACATCCTGAACGGGATCATGGACGTGGTAGACCACACGCACCCCCTGGCTCTATGGCGTCTGCGTCTTCTGTTCTTCCGGCTCAGCGGTCGATGCCGTGAGTGTCATCTCAGGAACGGCATCCACAGGTTCGGGTGCACCAGAAGACAAGGCGAGGAGTGACTATGTATTTCTGGCCATGGCTTGCAGCACTTCTGTCATCGCTAGTTGCATGCTTCGTTTTCCTGGCGGCTGCGATGCTGTCGAACCCTGGGTCTAAGAGGGAGAAGTTCATGGCTTACATGTGCGTGAGCTCTTTCCTTGTATTCCTGCTGCTGGTGTACATGTCCGCATCTATACACGGGGTAACCTCCAAGTAGACTGCGCGGCCGGTAGGAGGGTTTCTAGCCGAAACGGTAGCGGGCTCCGGCCCGGTACGGTACGCTTTACCTAGCGCCCGAATAGAGTAGGAGAGCCGAGTGTTTACCTGCGGCAACTGTCACGAACAGCACGAAACCGCCGACGAAGGCAGGCGTTGTTACGCATCGGCCCCAGCGCGCGAGATGACGCCCGAGCAGCTGGAATTCATCAACACCCTCCTCGTGGAACGTGACATGACTCCGCTTCCGCTGGTTCCGAGGCCGAACCTGACGCTGTCGGAGGCTACGGCAGAGATCAAACGCCTGCTGCTGATCAAGGTGCGTGTTGCCGATACCGGCATACCAGAAGGCTACTACGCAGTCGCATCCATCACCGGGAACAATGACTTTGACTTCTTCCGGATCGATCGCCCAGACAAGGGCAAGTGGGCTGGCTACACATTCGTCAAGCGCGTCATCGGAGGCCACCCCGACGTAAATGTTAGCAAGGTAGAGGCTCGCAAGGCGATCGCGGCAATACGGCAGGCCGGGATTGATGAGTCCGGCGAGCTGTACGGCGAGAAGATGAAAGCCTGCTACAAGTGCAACACATCCCTAACCAAACACGCGAGCACCGTGCTTAAGGTCGGCCGCACCTGCGCCGGCAGAGTCGGCAAGGGCGCGCTCTGGGATTCCATCCAGGCAGAGTTCGAGAAGGAGGGTAAGAATGGCGACGAAGATAGTGCTGCTAGCGGTAGAGGTAGAAGACCCGACCCCCGCGGAGCAGATCCAGAGCGCAAACCCCGGGCTGTCGGAAGAGACGATCCAGATGTACCAAAGAGTCGCCGACCTTCTCGGCCCCGTGGGCGAGCCCGCGCTGCGAGAGCTGTGTAACAGTATGTGCAGCGAAAGCAGGAACGAAGGGTACTACAACGGGTAGCATCCGTCGATAACGAGGAGAACGGCATGAACGACAAAAGCCAGTACGTCGGCAACACGATGGGGGCGTCCAACTCTCAGGGTCCCTCGACGCCGAAGTGGTCGAAGGACTGGCAGTTTCAGCTGGCCAAGCAGTTTGAAGGAACCCGCTGGGACATCTAGCGTCCCCTGAATGTCCTGCTCGTGCGAAAGCCAACGAGTCCCGATGTAGTGGGTACTGCCAAGGCGAGCAGGGCCTTGAGGGGATGATCCCTCTGGGAGGAGGTGAATGTAATGGAAACTAGCGTCGTCGAGAAGAACAACGTCACGATGCAGCAAACGGTGCACGGCACGTTCCAGCCCAAGGGCTGGGAGCTGGCCCTGGGCTGGGAGCTGATCCGCAACATGCAGCCGTAGTACCCGATCCCGAGTAGTCCTGTTGTGGACCGGCCGGAGCTTCCCCCTCCGGCCGGTCAGTTAATGGAGGAATAATAATGCTGCTTGAGCAGCGTATCGCTTACTACAACAAGCAGACCGGCCGAGATGATTGCAGGCCAGGTCCGCAGGCAAGGAGGGCAAGGCACAAGAGGAAAGGAGGCAGGGCTCACAGCCATGATGGCAACCGCTGCCCGATCTGCCAGCCTCTTCCGCAGGTCAAGGTGCAGATGCAGAACCAAGAGACGGGAGATCCCAGGAATTGGGTTCAGAACTTGCTGTTGTCGCAGCGGCCGCGATAGTATTTGGCGGCGGCAGCATCTGGATCGGATGTCTATGGTTCAGGAACCATCTTCACGAGAGGTGGCTACGGAAAGAGCAGAACTCTTACGAGAGACAGAGAGTAACGGGAGACAGGAAACAGGAATGGCTACAATAACCAATCGAGAGGACGTCGACAAGCTTATCGACAATGCCGGGGTGTACCCTGGCGACGAGGACAGTTTCACCGGTCCTGTCGTAAGGATCGTCGAGTACAAGAACCAAGCCGGAGAGACCATATTCGGAGTGGTGTACGAGATCGAGGCTGCCAAGAACATGCTGGACCGGTACGATCACCCTTCGCAGTACATTCGTAACCCGAAGGTGATCTGGCGACACGCGGAATGGATCTCATGAGTCGCACATTCGTAATCTCTCTCGACGTGAGCGAGGGGACGGCTCTGGGGTTTCTACGGGCAACCCAGAAAAGGAAATCCCTCCGGGCCAAGACGGACGACGGCACGGCATTCGACGTGCCGGTCCTGTTCATCTACCCGACCGACGATACCGGTCACTGCAGTCAGCATACGGAACAAGAGAAATAACCCCTCAATCCTACCGTAACAGTAGGGTTTCCGGCAAAACACCCCGCCCCCGTTTTCAGGGAATGGGCACCCCCAGAAAAATCTCCGAGGGAGATAGATTCACATGACAGCTAGTACCCAGCGAATGATCCTGGTCTCGAACATCCACCCCAACCCGAACAACCCTCGTAAAGAGGCCGGGAACGTCACCGAGCTCGCCCGCCAGATCAAGGACCGGGTCGACCAGGGTCTGCCCGCTCTCGTCCAGCCCATCATGGTGATCCCGGCACCACAGTACGGCGGAGACCACGTCATGATCGAGGACGGGTATCGCCGCTGGGTGGCCGGTAAGAGTGTGGTGCGCGCTCTTGAGTGCACAGTCAACTACCCGCGTCCGGACGAGGACCTTACCCGGAGGGCTCTGTCAATCGGCCTGGTCACGGCCCTCCACAAGATGGATCTCACCCCGCTCGAGAAGGCGGATGCGTTCGGTCGTCTGCACAAAGAATTCGGCATGACGCAGGATGCCATCGGGAAACAGTTCGGTATCACCGGTAGCTCTGTCGGCTACTACATGGCTCTCCTCGATCTGTCCGATAAGTCCAGGGGTGACGTCGCATCCGGGAAGCTGTCGGCGGATCGAGCGATCTCTGCCGTCAGAGAGCACAGGTCCAAGAATCGCAAGAAGAGCGGCAAGAAGCCTATCGATGTCGGCTGGGAGCCGGATCACTTCAGCGATAGCCATTACCTGGCGAAGAACGCCAAGGTAATGTGCGACGCTCGCGGGCACGGTAGCCGTCGGCGCTTCGCGGGTGCCTGTCACGCCTGCTGGGAGACGGTCATCCGTCGTGACGAGAATCAGGTCACTAAGGTGGACTTCCTTACCGCCGGATCGAAGGAGCTCCAGTTCATGCCACCCGCCCCTCTCGAGAACGGCGTCGCTGGCGTGAACGGAACTACGGGCAATCACAAGTGAAGCGACTTCGGTACAAGTACTCCCCTGTATACCGCCGGATATACCTATTGTACGGCGAGAAGAATGGGCATGCCGTACTCAAGGGGAAGCGAGCATGGCGCAAGGTTAACGGCGTTGGATTTAACACCAGGAAGTTCGGTAATCGCATCATCCTATTCCGGCGCTACTAGGCTAGCGCGCTAGGCCGGTATGGAGTAGAATAAGGGGTATGGACGTTAATGGCACGCCGCCGGTAATCATCCGGCACGGGATGGGGTCCTGCAGCAGGTGTGGGGCCCCATTCAAGGCTGGCGACAGGCGCGAGTCTGACCCCTGCTGCTCCGCTCCTGACTGCGAGGCGATCAATGACGTCTCGCACTACGGGTGCCTCCCTCCGGCGCTCAAGAAAATTGCCGACGAAGAAGCCATGTACACAAACTGGGGCGATCATGCCTAGGTATCACTGGGCCAACGTTATAGACGAAGAGTCCAAGAAGGTACGCATCCTCTCCGAGCAGTGCAAGACATGCATATTCCTGCCCGGCGACAAGATGCTACTCGGGTCACGCCGCATGCACGAAGTGGTCCAGAAAAACCTGGAATCCAACTCCCTCCTGACATGTCACGCAACCCTTCCGGGCATGCCGGATGACGAGAATTACCAGCCAGCAGTTTGCAGAGGATTCTGGAATCTGCACGGGCTCAAGACAGCTGCCGGCGCTCTCGCGAAGTCAGTTATCGGAATCATATTCGTAAACCCTCCAGAGAACGGTAAGAAAGATGACGATGCTGGCGCTGCCAATTCCGAGGTACGGCGTCCTGCTGTCGAGCGGCAATCTGATGAAGGATCTACGGGGCAAGGTAGCCTGGGGCACTGACTTCAAGGGCATATCGTCTGCCAGGATAGTTCTCGGAGGCAATGTGGTGCTGCTTCGCTACTGCCTATGGTGCGACGACTACCACCAGGACAGCCAGGATGGCTGCGTTAAGTTCCCGGCGCTGATCGGAGACGACATATGAGCAACAGCCCAGACTTCCCGGTCATAAAGGGCCAGGTATGGCGCTGGAAGGGTATGAAGTGCCTGGTACAGAGGGTGGCCATTGACGGCTCCTGGGCCGACCTCCGGGTGTTCCCGCTGGACTATCCAAGGTCAAAGTACTGGCCGAAGAGGATGGACATTCCATTCCCGGACGAGTTTGTATTCGAACGAGAGAGCAAGGGGGCCATGCACACATTCCTGGTTACAGTAAAGACGCCAAAAGTACACAGTCACGATCCGTCCAACAAGAAGGTTGGTAAGTGCCCATTCTCCGATGAGTGCACCGATAGCACAGGCCAGCATCACACCGGCGTTCTCCGGGCCACTGACGACGATATATCTCTCATAAAGAATGGCTCAGGATCCATCAACGGTGTCGAGTACAGCCACATCACGCGCATAGAGAAGATGCGCCCGTGAAGGCGTCGCTAGACCCGAATGCCCAGAAGCTGATGGATGCCGCCAATGAGGCGAGGAACATCTCTGATCTACTCAGGATAGCTTCCAGGACGATGGAATTCGACTCTGGCATGAGTCCCACCAAGGAGCATATAGACGCCGCGTACGCATCACTGTACAGCATCAGGAAGAGGCTGAGCAAGCTGGTTGCAAATATGGGCGTAGGGATCCCGGGGAGAACGAGTGCGAGCTGACATCACCACGGACGGTAGGCATGTCATCGCGCATATCCCGTACGCTCGCGGAGAGGGGACAGAGTGGGCCAAGAAGGTACCCGGCGCTAAACCGGTGTACGAGAAGGTAGATGGTCTGGACAAGGATAAATTCAAGCACTGGTCTTATCCTCTCACCATGGAGACGTGCCGCACCTTCCGGCGCATATTCGGATCAGAGCTTACCGTTCGTAATGCCCTGTCAGATTGGGCTCGTGCCGCCATAGCTGCAGGCGAGCAGCTTGAGCAGCTACGCGACGGAGCTAGCGCCGCGCTCCCTCGTGTTGAGTCCGAGTCGCCATTCCTTCATGCCGCAATGATGGACAGGCCGTACCAGCCTGCCGGCACGGCGTTCATGGTTCTGGCCGGACAGTGCATCCTCGGTGATGAGCCGGGTCTTGGCAAGACGCTACAGACACTCGGCGCTCTGATCGAGTCTGACAGCAAGGACATCCTCGTCGGCTGCCCGCGCACAGCTACCCGTAACGTATGGGAGCGAGAGACGCGGCGCTGGGCACCTAACATCCAGGTGTTCGTTGCCCAGGGTACCCGGGCAGAGCGCGAGGCGGCTATGGACGGCTACGCCGCGTTCCGCAAGAACTGGCCTGACATACAGTGCATGCTCGTTATCAACAACGAGATGATCAGGGCAAAGCGTTACCAGCAGTGCAAGCTCACCAAGGACTGGAAGAAAGATGGCAACCCCTACGCCGCCTGGTCAAAGATAAAGAGGCCATACGGATCCTGCAAGAAAGACCATCCGCACCGCACTGTTGCTGAATATGAGTGGCCGTTCCTATTCAAGCGTAAATGGGACGCTATCGTCATCGACGAGTCTCACAATCTTCTTGCGTCTACATATAATGTTGGCAGTAAGAGCATCACCCAGGGACGTTACGGTGCAATGAAGTTGCGCAGACGTCTACGGCCGGAAGGGCTGGCTCTAGCCCTGAGCGGCACGCCATTCCGATCGAAGCTGACGAAGGGCTGGGGTACACTAAACTGGTGCCGCCCAGATGTATTCAGATCATACTGGAACTTTGCCGGACATCACTTCGGCGTAGAGCAGGGCAAATACGGACAGGTCGTAGCCGGAGGAGCCAAGGTACCCAAGCCGGTAGATCAGGAAGCATTCGATGCAATGCTACGACCATACTACCTAGCCCGGACAAAGGAGCTAGCAGCTCCTGACCTGCCACCAGTGCTGTTCGTCGGCAATCCTCCTGAAAGTGATCCAGAGGGAATGCACGGCATATGGCTTGACATGGACCCGAAGCAGAAGAAGTCGTACCAGAGCATGGCCGCTCTTGCCGAGGCTAGGCTGAGAGGTGGGCTACTCACGGCTAACGGCACCCTCGCGGAGATAACGCGCCTTAGGCAGTTCGCTACGGCGCACGGCAGGATGGAAGGGAACACATTCGTCCCAGACCTGCCCTCCAATAAGGTTGACTGGATTCTTGAGTTCCTGATGGAGCGGGAGGGACACGAGGAGAAAGTCCTTATCGCATCCAGCTTCACTCAGATCGTTCACCTTGTGTCTGAATGCATAGAGAAGGAATTCAAGGGAGAGGTGCTACGCCTTACCGGAGCGACAACAGACCGCGGTCGTGTGGAGATCAAGGATAGGTTCAATGATCCAGATGATGATGCGCGGGTGCTTGTAGTTCAGTCCAAGACGGGCGGAGAAGCCATCACCCTGGACGGATGCTGCAGCGACCTTGTGATCATAGACCTACCCTGGACTTCTGACGAGGAGAATCAGCTTGTCGCTCGTATCCATAGGGTGAGCAGAGTACACCAGGTGATGGTGCATAGACTGTTCAGCCTTGGCTCTGTCGACGGCTGGATGGCAGCATACTCTGACGAGCAGAGGGCTGTCATCGAGTCGAACAAGCCAAAGGCAAGAAAGAGGACAGCCCTGGAAGCCATAACATGGCACAAAAATTCGTAAGGCAGGTAAGGTACCTTGGGCCTAGTCTGACATTCGTCTCTAGCTCGTATAATTTCAGTTCATGGTACTGCGACGCATTGAGGGTGGACGGCTTGCATATAAAAACAGAGTTGATGACAGGCGAGGACACCCTGACCTACCTCGCCAAGAATTATGGCGAGCCAGAGCTAGCGGGGCTGGGCACAGGCGATCCGGCCGCGACCGCGCGGCGTAATCTGGAGATTGCATGCCAGTACGGCATATCTGGACAGCCTGTTGCTGGCGGCCATTACCACGTTCTTTGCTACCGTCCTAAGCGCGGAAAGAACAAAGTTATGTACCGGGTAGAGGATCACACCTCGAGATCAGATAGAATCGGAAAAGAAAATCTAGCTGATCCCGTGATTAAGGTAGCGCCCCCGACTAAGAGCCGGTATAGTAGGGGTCTCGAGGTAAATGTACGAGAGACCCGTTCGAATAAGGAGCAGTTTATGCCTACCCGTGGAGCTACCAAGGCCAAGCCCGCAAAGGCCAAGGTCGTCGAGCCGGAGCCGGAGGAGCTTGAGGAGGAGCTCGACGAGGACGAGGAGCTGGAAGACGAGCTGGACGAGGACGAGGACGAGGACGAGTCCGAAGAGGACGAGGACGAGTCTGAGGACGACGAGGACGACGAGGACCTGGACGACGAGGCGGACGAGGGCGACGAGGAGGAGGAAGAGGAGGAGGAAGAGGACGACGAGGACGAGGACGAGTCTGCCGTCGACTACACCCCCTACGCCACCAAGCCGATCACGGACACGATGGCGGACTTCGCCACCTGGATCAACCAGGAGATCTTCGTGCCCGTCGGTTCCTCGATCGAGGAAGTCGGCGCTGAGGACCCGGTTCGCCTGATCGCCATCGCCGGCACGGCCCGCATGGAGTTCCAGCGCTCGCCGTTCAACATCTCGCAGCGCGAGGCTCGCAAGCAGGCCAAGCTGGACGCGGCGGCTGCCAAGGCCAAGCCGGTCAAGGAGACCCCGGCCAAGGGCAAGCCCGCAGCCAAGACCGCTCCGCCTGCGAAGGGCAAGCCGGTCGCCAAGGCCGCTCCCGCCAAGGCTGCCCCGGCCAAGGCCGCTCCCGCCAAGGCGACGGCTGCGAAGCCAGCCGCCAAGGCGACGGCTGCGAAGCCAGCCGCCAAGACCGGCGGCCGTGCCGTCACCCGCAAGAAGGGCGCTGCGGCTCCCTACTAGAAGATGTATCGGCAAGTATCGCCTCCCCGTCTTGCCGATGCGGCTCCGGAAGGATGTAGCCAACCGGAGCGATAGATCCTGTCCCAACCCCCACCCGGGACAGGAGACCCCCAGCCCGTATGCAACGCCACCGCCACTGGACAGTCCGGGGATCCCTCTTCCTCTGGAGAGCCGGACAGTGCGAGCGGGGCCCGGTGCATACGGGCTGGGCCTGGTCCGCCAAACCCCTCAGCCCAAAAGGACATACCTTGCACGCTCCATCACAGCGTCAGACGGAAGAGCTACCGTCCGCAGTAAGCGTACCGCGCTACTACATACCTAAGCATGCCAATCAGCTTGTCACATTGGAATTGGAACGTCGAGCAGAAATCAGACGCCGGTCTCCCGGCAGGGTGCAGCGCTTCCTCCAATACTTCGCTGCATTCCGCCGGAGGACCAGTCCTCCTCCTACCGCCACCAGGCGCTAGGGTCTCAACCGAGAAGGACAAGCAAGTATGCGTACGACAATCCGCCGAGCACTGCTCGGCATCAGCGCTGCGGCGCTGTGCGCGGTTGGCCTGGCTATCCCGGCCGTCGCGAATGCTTCTGCGAGTGTTGCGGCTACGCCGCTCAGTGTCGCTCTGTACCACAACGGTGACAGCAAGGCGACATGGGACGCCAGCGGCAACCCGGTTCTTACTGCCGGGACGGACGCCGGAACGTCCGCCCAGGTGCAGATCAAGAATGTGCACGGAACGCAGCTGCCCACCACCGAGCCGTCGTTCACCGCGTCGGCGTCCGGCGGTGGTGACCCGCGCTGGGTGATCGAGCTGCACAACGGCCAGTACCTGTTCGGCTACCCGTACCAGCCTGCGGCCACGCGCTGGTCGGTCAACCCGGGTGGCAACCAGAACACTGACTACGCAACAGCTGTCGCGGCTGCCGAGGCTGGCGGGTCTGATAACTACATCACCGCCGCGTTCATCGTGGACGATCAGGGCGGCAACAGCCTGGGAGCGGTCACCCTGACCGGCGTCCAGTACAACGGGGAGACCCTGGCTGCTCCTGTCGTGTTCAGCGGCGGGATCGTGAACAAGAACAGCGGCAAGTGCCTGGACGTGACCGGGGCGTTCGGGACGTTTGCGGCCGGACAGGGCCTGCAGCAGTGGACGTGCGGCGCGGCGGGCGGCGAGGACCAGCACTTCACGCTGACCACTGAGCCGGACAACTCGTCGTACCTAACCATTGGCGGCCTGTACGTCACCACGAGCACCCAAGGTGCGCAGATGACCCTGGTGACGGCCCCGACCACAATGGTCAAGTCGGGCCCGTACTACAAGTGGACCTCACTGGTCATGGATGTGCGGGCGCGCTCGCTCTCCAACGGCGCGGTCGTTCAGGGCTACGCCCAGCAGGCGACTAACAACAACAACCAGCAGTGGTCGCTCCCGTAACACCTGAAGAACCCGCCCCGGTCCCTGGCGCTCGAGAGTCAGGGGCCGGGGCAGCCCCGAAAGATTTTGATTGACAATTGAATAGTGGTGGTCGAGTCGCAGGGTAACACCTGGATCCTTGGAGGCGCTCTCTGGGCGAGCGGCGCATGACCGACAGTCCTTTCTGAGGGGTGGGGACTGGCTAGAGCGACTACGGACCAGGGCCATCACACTAAATCTTGGGTAGCGATCGAAAGGATTGAAGTGACAGAAGTTCTGATGACGGAGGGTGTTCAGCCAGGAGACGTCCTGGCCGTTCACACAGCTAGTTTCACATCCGGGGCAATCAGGCTCGGGGCAGCCCTCATCGATGAGGAGACGGCTGCTAACCATATCGCTGTCCTTGACCACCAGGACGCGAAGGGCACATGGTGGTGCATCGAGGGCAGGCCGGGCGGCGTCGGGTGGCGGGACGCGACGGGGTATCTGGGCAGCGTGTTCACGATAACCAACCGCAATCAGCCGAAGACTCCTGTGCAGCGCACGGCCATAACGTTGGCCATGCGCTCCCTGCTAGGTGTGGGGTATGACTGGGAGGCCATCTTTCAGGATGGCGTGCGTGACCTGCACATCCCGGACCCGTGGGCCGAGAAGTGGAAGGGCGAGGTGGCCGGACACGTCGTATGTTCAAGTGCCGCGACAATCGGCTACTACCGGGCAGCGCCCCTCGAGTACCCCAAGAATGTTGCCCAGCCCCTCGTGCAGCCTGCCGACTGGGTGCAGTTCATCGTTGAGAATCAGTTCCAGTAAGGGGAGTAATGAGCTATACCGTAGGATTCAAGGTCACTAACGGACAGGTCCACGAGGTGACCGTGTCTGGCGGCCTTCCTGATGGAGAGTACCTCATCGGAGGGCACGAGGACCAGCTCGGTAACAGCATCAACGTCACCCGGAAGCTCCCGACCGGTATGCACGTCGTCGAGGCCCAGCACTACCAGTCCTACCACAACTACGACCCCGACAAGTTCCAGGTTCCGGTCGAGCCTGTTCGCAGGCCGTACGTAGAGGATGTCAGTCTTCCGGATGCTCCCGTCGTGAGTCCAGCCCGGCGAAAGACGGCCGAGCAGCCGGTCACTCCGCAGGACCCGAGTGAGGCCGAGCTGTACAACCCTGTGGCCAGCGTCAAGGCTCTGATGGACGATGACGATGACGAGCACGACGGTCCGGACAACGCCTGGCGGTAAACAAGCTCCTCGGCTGGCCGTAAGTACAACGCGGACGTAAGTATGGCCAGCCGGGGTCATGGCGGGGTGGAGCAGTTTGGTAGCTCGCCGGACTCATAATCCGTAGGTCGTCAGTTCGAATCTGGCCCCCGCTACGTGCATCCGCACAATTCCACCCGAGATTGGAATAGAATGGAAGCTACACTCAAGGAAGTCATCGAGAAGCCGGTTACCGGCCTCGCTGGCCGTACGCCCAGGGCGCAGTTCGAGATGCCGAGGACCAGCAAGAACAAGAAGGGCAAGGAGGTGCGCCTGTTCCTGGACGTCTCCGGCTCTGAGCAGGAGCTGGCCTCGCCCGACCTGGACCTCACCAAGGCGCAGGTGATCGAGAACAGCCTGCCCATCATCGTCGGCAGGATCGCCAAGTACGACTCCAAGATGGTCGACGAGCAGTCCGGCGGATCTCCCGCCAAGGGAGGCGTGCTCACCTTCGCGTTCAGCTACGAGGGCGCGTACGAGGGATTCAACAAGGACGAGGCCAAGTTCGAGGACGAGCGCTTCCTGGGTGACATCAGCGAGGCGAACAGCCCCGAGAAGATGGCGCGCATCCACGCACTCATCGAGATGGGATGCACCACCAACATCGTCCCGGCCCTGGACGCCGCCAAGCTGGCGTACGAAACCGAGTTCCCCAATGGCGATGAGGACACCGCCATCGTCGACCTGGTGATCACCGACGGCAAGGTCAGTGACCACAAGAAGTTCGAGAACTGGCTCGATGACAACGCCGGTCCGTCGCACGTCATCGTCGTGGTCATCATCGGCTATGGCCCCGGGGCGCAGGACGCCAAGAAGCACTACGACCAGATCGCCGACGACAACCGGTACCTCACGGTCGTGTGGCTCCCGGGCGTCGTCAACCCCGATGAGATCGCCACGGACGTCGAGCTCGCCTGCGGCCTTATCGCCGCCTAGTACTCCTGCCGCGCTAACGACACCGTGAGATCGACGGGGCAGGACACAACTGAATAAACAACTGAACGTCCTGCCCGCACCGTGTGGATCACAAGGCCGAGCAGGACACGGGGAGAGCTACCTCAGTGGAAAGAGGACCGGGTTGCCGGGAAGTGACGGGTTCGAGTCCCGTGCTCTCCACGGCAGGCCAGGGCCTGAAAATCCCTGAATCCTGCAACCGGATGCTAGTCTGGGGCCGGGTGCGCCGTCGCTCGCTAGCACGATCGGCGGGCACCCGGTTGACTAAGGAGGAATTGATGAGTGACGTACGCGACTCCGCTACCGATCAGCCCCTGCCTAAGCCTGGCAAGAAGCTTGTCCAGGAGAGGCTTATTGGATTCATACGTGGAGAGCATTTTAGCAACGATGTCTCGTTTGAGATAACAAGCGGCATAGAGCAGCGCCGAGAGCTGGGGATCAAGAAGTACGGCACTCCCGTTCAGACGTTCAATGGCAGGGATGCGCTTCTTGATGCATGGCAGGAATCTCTTGACCTGTTGACGTACATTTATCAGCTAGACCTTGAAGAAGGAGGATGGGAGGAAACCCTTCACAGAGTTATAGTGGTAGTAGAGGATCTTGCATATGCAAGGATACGCAGATCCTGATGCCAGTTCCAGAGCGCGTGACGGCATCCGTCCGCCCAGAGATATTCGAGGACCTCCGCAAGAGTGTAGAGAGGAATGGGGTCTCGCAGACGTATATCATAAACCAGGCTATTAAATTGTACGAGTTTGTTGACTCCGAGATCGCTGCTGGTGCAGACATGATACTGCGCCGAGATGGTGTAGAGAAGCTTATAGAACTGTTCTAGGGGTGTTAGCTCAGCCGGTCAGAGCAGCGGACTCATAATCCGCCGGTCGTGGGTTCGAGCCCCACACACCCCACAGGGAAGGAGGAAGCCGTATGTGAGCACCTAGATCACACGCCGTGCCTTGCGTGTCGTGCACCACAGCGACGGCAGCGGCATCCTTCTTCCCGCAAGGTTGCCACGGGATCCCACGGGGTAGGCGAGAGTGGCAGGGCATGTCGGTTCGAATCCGGCCCGCCTACCCCACCTAAGTAAGGAGAGGTTAATTGACTGATCAGGTCCCAGAGAAGATCCCCGCTCCGGAATACGACCCCACAGCCGGTCGGCCTAATCCAGTGCCGGAAACGGTAACCCCTGAGTCGAGGGCGGACGAGGCGGGCCAGGAGACAATCGCTCCCGAAGTCAAGCACGTCAGCATTCAGGGTGTGGGCGCTACGGCCGGAACCGCTGTGCCAGCAGTCACCCCGGAGAAGCTACAGGCTGACGTGCAGGACGTCGAGGCGAAGGCAAAGCCGGTCGTAATCAAGCTGGAGCACGCCATCGCGGCCATCGACAAGTTCCAGGTCGAGAACCCCGGCATCAGGTCCTGGGTTGTCGAGGGACTCAAGGACGCGCTGACCGCCATCGAGCATCACGAGAGCTAGCCGATCGCCCCGCCTGGGATATCCTGGGCGGGGCAGCACTCGTTAAGGAGCGGATATGTATTCAAGTCACGAGCTAGCCAGGCGCTTGCTAGAGCTGCCCGACATCGATGTCGTCCTGACGGAAGACGGAGAAGCCATAACCGGAGCACACGAGAGCACATACGACGATGGCCAGGCAATAGACGTCGAGTGCATCACTCTCGAGACAGGATCCGAAGAAGAGTCTGAGTAACATGGCACCGATCATCCTCCCTATCGTAACCACTAGCGAGCGAACGTGCTTCCGTCGCTGCCCACAGAAGTGGTACTGGCGCTACGTTGATGGCATGGTGCCCAAGGGAGACGTACCGGATGCTCTCTGGTTCGGCATAGGAGTTCACGAGGCGCTCGCTGCATGGTATCTGAAGGGGAAGAAGCGTGGCCCGCATCCCGCTGACACCTTCCTGGAGTGGATCGGTGACGAGCAGCGCCACATTCTCGTGTCCCCGGCCGACCACGAGCGCGCCGACGACGAGCGTGCCAAGTTCGACGATGCCAGGGAACTCGGTGTGTCCATGCTAGAGGGGTATGTCGAGGAGTGGGGCGAGGATAGCCACTGGCAGGTGCTAGCGATCGAGCGCCCATTCAAGGTGCTGGTCAAGCACAATGGCGTATCTATCGCTCGCTTCTGGAGTACATGGGACGGCGTGTACCGCGATCTGCGTGACGGCCGCATATACCTCATGGAGCACAAGACCGCCTCTCAGATACAGACGTCCTACCTCGAGCTCGATGACCAAGCGGGTATCTACTGGGCGCTAGCCGGTGCTATCCTCCGTAAGGAGGGTGTGCTGAAGGATCGCGAGGAGATCGCTGGCATACAGTACAACTTCCTGCGCAAGAGCAAGCCTGATGAGCGCCCACGGGACGCGAGCGGCGCGTACCTGAATCAGAATGGCTCTGTGAGCAAGCGTCAGCCGCCTGAGCGCTACGTCCGGCCGGATCCTATCGAGCGCAGCCCCAGAGAGCGCAAGACTCAGCTCGAGCGTCTCGAGGGTGAGGTGGTCTGGATGAATGCTATGCGTTGGGGCGATATGCCTGTCATCAAGAGCACCCAGAAGGACTGCACATTCTGCGAGTTCTTCATCATGTGCAAGGCCCACGAGCGCGGTGGTGAGAACTGGAAGCAGATAGCCAATTCTCAGTTCGCCATTGGCGAAGACCCCTACGACCGATACCGAAAGGCCGCCTGACAATTTTGCATTACGCTCCGGATACGGTATAATAGTAGTGATGAAAGGATGCAGATGGCACCAGTCAAGCGGGGCGCTCGTCGTGGCCGGCCAACCGCTAAGTCACAGCGTGAAGAGCCAGAGAGCATGGAGGTTGATGAGGTCGAGGTCGATATTGAGGATCTCGGCTCATTCGCTGAGAGCATCAACATACTGCTCTATGGCCCTAGTGGTGTGGGGAAGACCGTACTTGCCGGTGGTGCCCCGAACGCTACTTTCTTCTCGACAGAAAAGGGTGTCATTGCGGCTCGCCGAGCAGGCCACAAGGCTGGGCTGATCCGTGTGCCTACCTGGGAGCACGTCGTGGCAGGCCTCAAGGTGGCAGACGCCAGACTGGGCCCTGAAGACTGGCTTATCGTCGACAGCATCACGAAGATGCAGATGCTGTACATTCGATGGATCCTCAAGGTCAACAATCAGCGCAACGGCTCTCGTGACCTTGACATCCCTGCCATCCAGGATCACCAGAAGTGGCAGAACGGGTACATGCGCTTCATCGACCATATCGTCGATGCGCAGTACAACTCCATACTGATCGCCACGCAGATGATGAAGGAGGACGAGGAGGGGGAGGACATGATCCTCCCGGCTATCACCGGCAAGGGATACGCGATAGCCGAGTATGTCTGCGCCCAGACAGACGTGAATCTGTACTACAACGTCTCGGCCACTGCCAGCACCGACGATATGACCATCCGGAGAGCCCTCGCACAACCATATCCCCCTTACCACGCCAAGGACCGGTACAACTGCCTCGGGAAGTTCGTGGACGTGGAAGAGAACGATTTCGGAGCGATGAATGGAATCATCGGCAGTATCCAGTCAAGCCTCGACGAGCCCGCAAACGACGAGGTACATCAAGTGCAGCCAGCACAACTCAATCGTCGCACGCGGAAGCGGAATAAGGCTAGTGCATAAGAAGTCTGGCGTGATTTGCACCAGCCAAATGTTCCAGGTCGTCGAGGTTCCCAAGGTGAACCGAGAGACGGCATTCGCTGAATTTATGGGATGGGATGGCGATGGGCCCGAGCAGCGATCGTCCTCTGCACCCTGATGAGAAGCTCGGGATCACCGAGCATAAGCCCGAGACATTCTTCATCGTGACAAATGGAGGTCCGCATCCAGGAACCAGGGTGACGGATGAGGGCCAGATGCCATGGCCACTACCCGGCATCCTAGGCGACTCGGGCGGACGGTACATCAAGATCTCCGAGAGCAATCTCGGTCCGCAGGGCGCTGGCAGCCGTATCGTGCGAAGCGCTCTGTACAAATGGGAGTCGGATACCCCATCCGGCGTCGTAGAAGGAGAGGCAGGCCAAGTTGCCTAAGTTCAGGGTTCCCGACGAGGACATGGACATAAAAGAGCTCGAGGAGGCCGAGTTCGACGAGGAGGGCCAGTTTAAGCCCTACACGGGCAAGCAGCCGCCCAAGGGCACGATCCTGCGAGGGATCATCAAGAAAGCCTGGATGACCGAGACCAACGCTGGCAAGCTGATGCTCAAGGTGATCTTCGAGGCCACCGAGGAATCCGGCGAGTACGAGGGTCTGGGCATCTGGGACAACATCGCGTTCCAGCCCAACACGAAGTTCAGGTGGAAGCCGTTCCTGGACGCGACGGGGCTGACGCTCAGGGGCATTAAGACTCAGATGTACCTTGAGGACGATGACGACAACATCGGCTCTCCGATCATCAGGATCGGCAAGGACTGGGTCGTCGGCGAAGACAGCACCGCGGTCATGGTCGTCACAAGGCGCACGCGCCGTGACGGCGAGTGGGAGTCCGAGGTCGACTCCTGGCTTGAGTACGAGGCCCCTGAGGGTGACGACGAAGATGACGAGGAGGAGGAAGAGGAGGAGCTTGAGGAAGAGCTCGATGACGAGGAAGAAGAGGATGATGAGGAGGACGAGGACGAGGACGAGGACGAGGACGAGGAAGTAGAGGACGAGGCTGAGGAAGAAGAGGAAGAGGACGAAGAGGAAGAGGAAACTGCCCCTCCCGTCAAGCCCGCTAAACGGGCCGTTACGCGGCCGGTAGCCGCTAAAGCCGCTACCCCTAAGCCGACGGCCGCTAGGCCGGTAGCTCGGAGCTCCGCCCCCGCCCCGAAGGCCGCGAAAGCCGCGAAAGCTAGCGGTAGGCCGGTAGCGCGCGGTAAGGTTAAGCGAGGCGGCTCGGAAGAGCCTCCGTTCTAACAATCCCCCTCAAATAGACGTCCGGCCTGGGCTCTCGCGGGGTCCAGGCCGGACCCAGGAGCAGTTGTGAATGATCTAGTCTTCAGGGAAATACAGCTCAACGGCAAGATTACGGTAGAGCTTCCGGCGCATGTATGGATCGGATTCCTCTACGAGTACTCCTCCTGTGAATGGAACGGCATATGCGCCAATAGCATAGTTGGCGCTATCCAGGACGGCATGCTTAGCCCTCTGTACGTCAAGGAGAGGGAGGCGGCCATACAAGAGCATTCGGCCAAGCACAATTCGATCTTCGCGTCATTCCTTGGCATGCCCCCTGGCGTTCCGCCGAACATCTCCGGGATAACCGACGTCGAGCCGAACGAGGAAAACGGAGAATCGACAAGTTGATAGTCGAGGTGATTGGGTGCGGACCGGCCGGTCTGGCAGCAGCTCACGCCGCTAAGGGTCTGGGCGCAGACGTCGTCATATACGCCCCAAAGGCGATGACACCCCAGCGCGGGCCGCTCCTTATGCAGCGTCCAATACCGGGCATCAACACAGGACACCCCGATGGCACGATACACCAGGTCGTTATCAACGGAAGCATCCTTGACTACCGATACAAGCTATACGGTGACATCAACATCGGTATCAACGGGGACATCCTGAAGCCGCACTACCATGCCTGGAAGCATAACGAGACGTACGAGACACTATGGGGGATGTACGAGCATCTTGTGGTAGACCGTCGAATCAGGGCTACCGAGCTTGCGTCCATGCATCGCCAATCTGATCTCGTTGTGAGCACAGCGAATGCGGAGAGCATGTGTATGCGTGGACATACATTCGTCAGCAAGAGTGTTGCGGTAACGACTAGGGCATCGTTTCTCGATCAACCTGATAACACGATCATATTCAATGCCGGGGACAGCCCAGACTGGGTTCGTAGCTCACTTGTCTTCGGCGTAGGATCAACAGAGTGGCCGACAGACAGAGCGCCATCCGGGTCGCACATCATCCGGAAGCCGGTCAGTACGGACTGCGACTGCTATCCTCATGTTCTCCGTACCGGCCGCTTCGGGAAGTGGCAGAACGAGACCTGGGTAGATACCGCTTACTGGGACGCGTACAATGCCGTGTACAGCATAAAGCACAAAGAAGAAAGGTACCTTATCGATGGCATCTCAGGCGGGTTCACAGGAGCAGGACTGCTCGATCTGTCTACTGATAGCTAACAGGAGGTACATCGAGCTCCACGAACACGGCGTACTCTTCATACCGAACAATGCGGTCAAGGAAGGGCATATATGTATCGCCCCTCGCATACATGTCCGTAACGTAATCACCAACCCGGTGATAACCGCCCAGGTGTTCCGGCTCGCTGCCATGCGAGCGGCGGTACTAGCTCCGGTATGTACCATGAGCACAACGGCCGGTAGTGAGTCGGCAAAGATAATCCCCCATTTCTACATTCACGTGATCCCCTCGACGGACGAGGAGATAGCCGAGCAGCTTAAGAAGAGGATCAATGAGTCAGGATCGTAACACAGGCAAAGAAGTCGCCCGCTTCGCTGATGTGGCGATGTACCGCGCGCAGCACAACGAGATGGCAGACCGTGGAGAGGAGGTCGTGCCCAGGGTATACCTCGTTGCCATGACGCCCAACCCCCTTCGCGTAATGGCGGCCGCTGCGGAGCTGTACGCTGGACGAGTGGTGACCGACCCGGAGGACATCAGCCGAGAGACAGCGCTCAAATGGTTCGGCGACATGACGCGAACCGCTCTGCAGGCCCCTCTGGAATTCATCGATCTCCACTTCATGTTCGAGGGCGTGACCCGCGCCTTTACCCACCAGCTCGTGCGGCAGCGTACCGCTGTGTACGTTCAGGAGAGCCAGCGCTTCGCTGTCAAGGACAACGCTATGCTCGAGGTGTCATACCCTCCGTCCATAGCTAAGCTGAACGATGACCACCCAATGCGCGTCGTCTGGGACAAGGCCGTAAGCGAAAACTCCTGGGCGTACAACGCCATGGTCGAGGGCGGAATACCGGCTGAGGATGCCCGCGGTCTTCTGCCCACGAACATCACGACAAGGGTCCACTACAAGACCAACCTGCGCAACCTCGCTGAGCACGCTGGCATGCGCCTATGCTCGCAGGCCCAGTACGAGTGGAAGCAGGTCTGGTTCGGGATTCTCGAGGCCATCAACGAGTACGGTCCAGACGATCAGCGGTGGCAGCAGAAGCGTATCGCAAGCCTGTTCCGTCCAATCTGCTATCGCACCGGTAACTGCGAGTTCCGGGCAGAGACGGACCGGTTCTGCGCAATCCGCGAGCGCGTTATGGCGCATCACGCCCGTGGCGAGGGGCCACAGACGTGGGTCGACATCGACTCCAGGGAAGCTCTGCGAGAGGGCGCGGCGCGGCTAGCGCCCGACATGACGTGAGCAGCAACTACCGACTCATATGCATGTCGCATCACCCCGCAATAACTGTAGGCGACGACATGGTTATAGATACAGCCATCAGGTCGTGGGAGAAAGGTGACGACCGGATAGTCGGCCACGAGAATTGCGATCTCATGGTGGGACAGTTCTCGTACCCTCTCGTGAGCGTAGGCTGCTTCGGTATGAGCATGCCGAACTCAGGTTGCAAGGGGCATCATCCGAACATAGCATGGATGGACACGGAGTGGCTGCGAGTCCTCTCTTATGTGATGGTTATCGATGACGAGACCGAGGGTATGCTACGCCCATTCGTGAATGGCTGCTGGACGCCAAGAAGAATGGATAGGCTTCAAAATCTCCTCAAGAGGCAGTGATGGCAAAGCTTACCAGGTGGGGATTTGCAGATGCACTGGTAAGGGCTGGCGTGTTCTCGAAAGATCAGATTAATGACATAAGAAGGGTGGTGATAGACTGCCCTTTTAATGACAACCCGGTCATGTACGTAGAGATGTCCACATCCCCGAAGGTTATGGACGTATTCCTGTCCCTAGATGGCATCAAGATAGTCGGTATCCCAACGGAGGACATTCCGGGTGAGCCAGAAGGAATCGACATACGAGCCGCACGGCCTGAGCAGGGTGCTGAGGCACCTTCTGAATAAGCACGGGTATGAGGGCATAATCAGTTGTCTGAATAACCTGATGGACAATCCGACGGAACGTTACCTATCGCTATGGCCAGAGGAGGCGAAAACATATGCCGCAGCTAGAACCAGAAGAGAAGGCTTCAAAGCAATCAATGCCAGCTGGCGGAAAGATCGAACACTTCGCTCTTGAGGCCCGTCTGTATGTCGAGCTAGATGGTCCGGGCTCACACTCTGATGCAGTCAGGCAAGTAGAGGACAGGCTGTCTCTGGTCATGTATAAGGACGACCCCTCGGTAAGCGGCCCAAAGATACGTGTCATAAAAATCGAAGAGGTAAGGACCAGAAGGACTTGAGCAAGATGGACGAGAAAGAACTGTTCATATCGATTGACATCGAGACTGATGGCCCCTCCCCCGGGCTGAACAGCATGCTATCCCTCGGGGCAGTAGCATTCACGATGGACACCATCGTGGTGGACAGGTTGTATTCATTCTCGAGGAACATCCTACCGATAGATGGAGCATTCGAGGACGCCGATACCATGGACTGGTGGGACACCCAGGGAGATGCCTGGGAAATGTGCCACAAGGACCAGGTAGATGCCGTCGACGCAATCGGAGAATTCGCTGGGTGGCTCGAGGACCTATCCGCGTACGGTAAGCTAGTAGCGGTAGCGTGGCCAGCTGGCTTCGACTTCACATTCGTTAACTGGTACATGCACCAGTTCTACGGAAAGAACCCCCTCGGATTCGCATGCATGGACATCCGCAGCTACGCGAACGGCCTGTTCGCTGTATCCGGGTACTACGAGAAGATACCGGAAGGTGATCTGTACAAGATATTCAGCGTCAAGCTGGATGACATAAAGCCACACGTAGCAGTAGACGATGCTCTGCGACAGGGTCGCCTCCTCCACTCTCTCCTCCAGTACGCCGAGGACCTCAGGCGTAACCCGACAGAGGCTAGGGCCTGGCTGAACACAATGGCACGGGCTAACGGAACAGGCTTGGAGTAATGGCCGAGCCATGCTGTGCCGAGGGTGCATGCTGTTGCATGTCCAACAATAGCGAAAAGGCATGCTTCTGCGTACACAGGAGGATAGTTACCTCGCAGAGGATCTTCGGCCTGCAGGATATATCAGTAGACATCCCGCTAACCCTGTACCCGGGCGCATTCACGAGATTGTCAGCAATGGGAGAACGAGTGACCGAGCACAGCCACCCCCAAACCCTGGAAGCGCATTTCCAGATTGCAATGCTAAAGAACATGGAGTTCGGGAACACCGCTCCGGTTCGTGACGGCCGATATGTTCAGCTGGGTGCTGGCAAGAAGTTCATCAGGAACTGGGTGAACCTGGACTACCCCGAGTGGGACGCCGAGAAGATGCCGCTGCCGTTCGCTGACGAGGAAGTAGACGGCATCGCTAGCTACCACACCCTCGACCATATCAAGGCGGTCATCCCTCTCCTCGCGGAGATCCAGCGGGTGCTAGTGCCGGGCGGATGGTTCGTAAACATCGTGCCGCACTACGACTCGGAGCTATGGCACTCCGACCTTACCCACGTCAGCCAGTTTGGCACCGAGACGTGGCGCAGTATCTTCAGCACGAGGCACTACAACCACGATGCCGTCGAGGGCCACACAGACTGGCACATGAAGATCAAGTTCAACATGGTGATGGCGGTGACCGAGCGGAACGCCGTTCTGGTTACAAAGCTAGTCAAGGAGGATTAGAGTGACTGAGATGGATGACCGAACGATGCAACCAGGACAGCACGAAAGAGGAGGTATCCTGGCAAACTTCCATAACGAGGGAAGAAGGAGAGAGGCGGAAAGAGTCGCTCACGACCCGCTATCGGGCGGCAATGTAGGTGTTCCTGCTTTCGAGGACAGCATTGCCATTCGCGCCGCCAAACAGTTCATGGATGAGTGCGGCCTAGTGCCAACACCGGATGCCACGGGACAACTGGTGGAGGTGTTCCTCCCGTGCCTTGCGATCATGTGCCAGCGTGGCTACGACCCTAACGGAGGCACCTGGCGAAAGTCTGGCCGTCTCGGCGCGCTATCAGACGTCAGGAAGAAGTTCGAGCGTCTGTGGGAGCGTATGTGGATCAATGGAAAGCGTCACGATGACTCGGCGTTCGATCTCATCAACTTCACCGGCTTTCTTCTGCGCTCTGAAAGGGAAGGGTTCGGGGAATGGGGAACCCCTAACCTGGACGGCCTTATGCTCGAGGAGTAACTATGTCTCATATCATTCTGGCGGCAGCGATACTCGTTGTCCTGGGGGTATTCTTGTTCGCTACCCTCACGCGAGCGATGTCGCGCTCTGGTCTAACTGTCATTACGAGCGGGGACCCGGACTACAAGATGGTCCTGTGTACCGCAAAGGGGTGCAAGGACGGGTACATAGTCCTCCGCGGAAGCCATGACATGGTCAGCGCCAATCTGTTCCCGTGCGCGATATGCCATGGAACAGGCCATGTCATGAGGAAGGTGACGAATGCCTAGTAGTCCTGAGGACGAGCTGAGGGAAGCTACGATCGGACTCGCCAACTCGTACAACTACGTGTGCTCGTTCGGCAATGCGGACGATTACGTGAATGAGGAGAACATAACAACCAACACATTCAAGTTCACTCACGATGGCAAGATGTTCAGGGCTACCGTAGTGAAGGAGGGGGATGGTAAAGAAGAAGAAGTTCTGCAACATGCATCACCATAACACGATGTCATTCGGTGATGGATTCGGAACTGCGAAACAGCATGCAGAGCGCGCCGCTGAGCTAGGGTACCAGATCATAGCCGCAACAGACCATGGGAATGTAAGCTCTCATTTCCAGCTAGAGAAGGCAGCCAACAAGGTAGGTCTGAAGGCGGTCTTCGGAGTGGAGGCATACTGTGGGTCTGTGGACCCGGATACGAGGACGCAGTTCAAGAATCACCTCACAATTCTCGCCATGGATGCCGGAGGGTACCGAAGTCTCAACCGAATCGTCACACAGTCATGGCGGGACTATTACTATCACCCAACGGTCAGCGAGACCTCGCTACGTGATAACAATGACGGTCTCATCGTCCTATCTGGATGCTCTGGAAGCAGGCTGGCTTGCGCAATGCTTGGAGGAAAGGGCACAGAAGAACATAACGACACTCCTGACCTTGAGGCGGCGGCATTCGTCGTCGAGCAGTACCAGGCAATCTTTGGGGAGAGATATTATCTAGAGATTCAGCCGTTCTATGAGCTTGAGCGTAGCTGTACCATGAATCAGTCATACGTTCAGCTTAGCCAGTGGTTCGATATCCCCCTCGTGGTTACGCACGACGTCCATTACCCGCGGATGGAAGACGCCGAGATGCAGGCAGTCCTCCATGCCGCGAGGCGCGGCGGTGATAGCGTTGACGACGCTATGCGCAAGTGGAATTACGACGTGCCGCTAACCCTACCGTCCAAGGACAGCCACCTAGCATCTCGCCTGATGAAGACCGGCCTGAGCCGCGAGGACGCATGGCAGGCCATAGAGAACAGCGAGTACGTAGCCAGCCTATGCAACGTAACGCTGCCTAAGGCTGAGCGCCTACGCTACCCCGTCGCCGAGAAGGACCTGGAGCCATGGACATAGAGGAGGCGCTAGATCTTCTGGAGAGCGTGGTGATTCGTCCGGAGCCTAAGCCGATTCTATTCACTCTGTTCTACGACCCCAACATCCCTCTGAAGGACCAGATATGGCCGAAGCACAACTCGTAAGGTGCCGATGCGAGTCATGCTGTCCATGGCAGCCTCCATGCCCAAATGCCGCCACCCAGGAAGACTGGCTGTGTGATGTATGTAGGGTAGCGGTAAACGGAAATCAGGAAGACGATCAGCACTGTCACACCGAGATGATAGATGAAAGGAACAAGGGAATAGACGGCGATATTGATGCGAAAATAGAAGAGCATCTTCGCAATACTCTTGGTGCCCGTAGGATTCCGTACATACCCGCAAACGAGCTAGAAGGAAGCCAAGACGGTACGGCAGCTTACACTTGGCCGGACGATGCCGCGTAGGGTAGCGCCGGGAAAATCTGGCAAAGTCGGCATAACAGATGAAGAGCTAGAGATCTTCATGCCTCAACTAGATGCTGCATGGAAGGTGATTGATAGCTGGCCACTAGGACAGCCGATGAAGGACATGGCTGCGCTCATAGTTCTCAAGGTTATTGCAGTCACATCGAAGCAGCTCGACGATGTCGGTGTGTACGGTAGGCTAGAGCGTAGAGCTACCGGTGTTCGGGACGAAATGATGGAGAAAGCGTATGCCGACAAAGCAGCTATCGAGTTCACTGACGACTGCGGTTTCTTCTGAAGACCTGATATGGCAATGGTGCCGATTCGGCTGGACATTCCGTGGCATCGGCAAGCGCCCCCAAGAGCAAAAGGACTGGTATGTCTCCCGTCTGAAGTACGAGATGGGTCTCATCATCAGCAAGGGTTTTGCAGACTTCTTCCTGGTCACAAGTGACATGGTTCGCTGGGCTAAGGATTACCGGGGCCCGGAGGCTCCGCACGGTATACCCGTAGGGCCCGGACGCGGTAGCGTCGCGGCTAGCGTCGTCGCCTGGATGCTGAGGATAACGGAGGTCGATCCTGTACGGTACCCCAACCTCCTATTCGAGAGGTTCCTTGATATCACCAGGTCCGATCTTCCTGATATCGACCTGGACATATCTGACGAGCATAGGTATCTCGTCCGTGACTATATGGCAAAGAGGTACGGGCAAGATTGCGTTGGGAGCGTCGCAAACTTCGTCCGGTATCGAGGTAAGAATAGCCTGGCCGACGTAGCACGGGTGTATGAAGTCCCCAGCTACGCGAAGGAGGTAGTGAGCAACCTGATCATTGAGCGATCAGGCGGAGACTCACGATTCGACTCCGGGCTAGAGGATACTGTGAATATGTTCCCGGCCGCCAAAGAGATATTCGACGCTTACCCCAAGCTCTGGCAGGCTACGCGCCTCGAGGGCAACGTACGCGGCATGAGCGTTCACGCCGCCGGGCTGATCGTTACCCAGACCCCTCTCACAGACATATGCGCCGTGTACGAGCGCGAGGCCGCCGGTGAGATCCGGCAGGTGCTTAGCATCGACAAGTATGACGTTGAGTACGCCGAGATGATCAAGATGGACCTTCTCGGGCTTAGCACTATGGGAGTTATAGCTAACTGCCTTGAGATGACAGGACTAACCCTGGAGGATCTTTATGGTATACCAGATGATGACCCTAAAGCGCTGGCGGTATTTCGCAACGGTGACGTCACAGGGATATTTCAGTTTGAGGGCCGGGCGACCAGGCTGGTCAACAGGGATGTACATCCTGATAATTTCTCCGAGGTCACCGATATCAACGCGCTATCACGTCCGGGTCCGCTTTTCTCCGGTACCACCGCAGAATATTGCGACGTCAAGCACGGCCGTCGTGAGCCCGAACGATACCACCCCCTCGTCACTGATATCACAGCTCACACAAAGGGCCAGATCATATACCAGGAACAGATCCTGCAAATTGTACGTGATGTGGGAGGATTCGACTGGACCCACGCAGTCGAGATACGACGAATCATCAGCAAGAAGATGGGTGAGGCCGCATTCGGCGTTTCGATGGGAGCGTTCGTAGAGGGGGCAGCAAGGCTACATGGAATCGATGAACACACCGCAGACAGAATCTGGAAGCGTCTCGTCACTAGCGGCACTTATGCTTTTGTCTATGCTCACTCCGTCAGTTACTCTATCCTTGGACTATGGTGCGCCTGGCTCAAGGCACACTATCCTCTTGAGTTCTATGCCGCCCACCTCGCGAAGACGGAAGACGCCGAGCAGCGATTCAAGCTGATGAGAGACGCCCAGGCTCACGGCATAACGATAATGCCGCCCGTTCTCAATTGGAGCGGCAAGAGCTGGAAGCCAGTCCGAAAGATGAATAGCCTAGTAGCGGGCTGGCGCGAGATACCGGGCATAGGCGAGAAGACTGCCGACAACATAGCCAAGTTCAGAGAGGAGAACGGTAAGTTCCGTAGCTGGGGTCAGCTTCAGGAGATCAAGGGAATTGGCCCAAAGACTGTAGATAAGATGTACGCATTTTCCACATCAAATGATCCATTCGGACTTAAGATCACCGGTCAGCGCCTAGAGCGAGTGCGCAAGTTCATAGAGACCAATAATAAATTCGCAGAGGAGATGTTCGCCGAAGGATCATTCAAGCAGCAGACGGCAAGGGTCCCGGTTCCTACGCATAATGGAGCTGAGGTAGCGGCGATACACATCAAGGAGGAATATGGAGCCAACGCCAAGAAGAACTATGGCAAGGGACCACGCGTTGTTTATATGGGTATTGTACGCGAGAGAAACATGCAGGATGCCGTCGAGAACCGACGATCGCGTACTGGCGAGGAAGCAGAAGATATTCTCGCCAGCCTATACCGACCGGATCTCCTCAGCTATTGCTCGCTACGCTGTATCGATACCACGGAAGAGGAGGTCTACATACGAGTCAATCGTTTCGTATTCCCTCGCGTCAAGAAGAAGATCCAGTCAATCGTAGAGGGCCGCGACGTTATCATATGTGTGGGCCAGCGTATAGCCGGTTTCGGCACCCCGGTAATGGCCGACGAGATATACATAATCGATCCAGACGATTAGGAGGGGTGATGGCATACTCTAGTAACAAGGCCCTGATAGTCGAGGTTGAGTCAGAATTCGAAGACTCGTATGACGGCACAGAGGTGTACCTGAACGGCTGCAAGATAGGGTACCGCGCCTGGGACGGGAAAAGCAGGGAAGAGATAAGCGAAGAAGTGTCTCAGGCGCTAGCAGAGCTGCTTCGCGAGAAGCTAGGGTGGCCAGAGAACAGCTACGATCCGATATCAGAGGAATAGTTAGATACCGTACATGGTGAAGGATTCGTACAAAGGATGGCCATATCGTGGAGATCGTTACGACCAGAAATAGATATGGTATCACATAGCTCGTCTCCGCGAGGCCGCCGGTGATCTGGATGGTGCAGCGCGGGCCAGACAGACGGCTCGTATCCTCCCGAATATGAAACTCAGAAGAAAGTTCTGGTACTGATGGCAATTCAGGTACACATAACAGATAGCTTTATGGTTGATGGTGTCGCCATATACATCACAGAGAAATTCGATCGCAGCAACAGGCGTCTGCTCCAGATCAACGGTGACACAAGGGAGTGGAAGGAAATCGTCGATCCTGGCATAATCGAAAAGCCCACATTCTCATTCAACGGGGAAGAGGCGCGAGCGCTTCACGAGGCGCTCGCAGGATTCTATCAGGGCTCTCCTGATCTGCATATGGTTAGAGCTGATCTAATCCACGAGCGCGGCCGCGTCGACAGGATGATGGAAACGATGATGCGGCTGGCCGAGACGCCACAGACTGTTCGTCTGATAACCGGTGGTGACTGATGGGGACGTCTAGGCTTAATCCACGCAACACCAGGAAGATAGCCCGTGCCACCGGCCTGAACGTAATCATGGCATGGAGTGGCGGCGGATACGACCTGGGCTTCGTGACATCGGATCATGTGCACGGAGTGTTCCACAAGAAGGACGAAACGTGGGAGGTATTCGATAAAGACCCTGACAAACTAGGAAACCACATGACATCATGCCGTGAGCTATTTCCTGATGATTTCGATGATGTCTGACTACTGGTTCTGGCAAAGGTACGATGCCATCCTACTCCAGAAGCATGAGAAGGAACATGTTGAAGCAGATACCAGGGACGATAATTGTCCGCACTGTGCCTCTGGTCGTTAGCTCGGAGAGCATGGATGACGATGACTTCGTGATGCATATGAACAGGAGGCACAGGGATAGTTTTGGCGGCGGTTATGTAAAGTACGAGACCCCGGCCCACATGGCGGATCTTAGGCACTTCCATGACCAGCTACATACCCTGAGGCTGAACGTAGCCCACGAGCACGAGTAGGGGATATGCGAAGAGAAGTCATCAGAACGAGCACAAGAAATATGCAGACAGGGGTAACGAGCACATATGACCAGACCACATACACTATGCCCGAGAAAGAGTTCCTAGAGAGACTGGGGATAGAGTCTTCAGAAGGGGTTCTGGGTATCAGACATGACTTCATAACATCTGAGAAGAATATCACGATAACCATGAGGAAGAAGGCTGCAGAGTGAAGATATTCAGGCACAGGCACAGGTGGCGCGCTACCGGCGTAGAGCATGTCATCAGCCCCTTCTCATTCACGTCTATCAATGATCACGCCACAACCGTTCTATGGCACTGTAGGTGTAGTCTCGTATGCTCGACAGAGGTTCGCGGGTACTGGACGCTGGACCAGATACATGGAAATTCCGTGATATCGGATGGCCTGATGATCTATGCAGCTATGAGCGACGTTATGGCGAGAGCTGCGGTTCGTACGGAGCCCGTAGCTCCGAAATAAGGCGTCCGAACCCGGGCCCTAGCCGTTCCGCCGCCCGGCGATTTACTCTCCGTACGTGCGAGCTCCATAGGGTTTCCAGAGGGTCCCCGTCCGGCCGCGCTACCCCTCCGCCCGGCCGAATTATAACGATTCTATTACGGGGTAACGAAACGATATACTGCACCCCTACCTAGCGGAGTAGCGTCACGTCTTGCAAGACGCGCTGCAGTGGCACCCAGCCCCGGTAACGAGTCGGCGCGTTCCTTCTTAGAATGGACAGGAAATGTTCGGGAACATCTTTACCAGGAGTGTCCGTAGCATGCTCGGCATGCTCGGGATCGTCGGTGTGACGATCGTGACCATGGTGATGCTAGCAACGTCAGCCATGGGCAGCCTCGCAATGAATGGTCCGTCTTCGTACAACGAGGAACAGGTGCAGGTTGCTGTGGCTCCGGCCTCCCACAGCACACTGGCCAAGACGGTCGCATTCCAGATGTCAGCTCTGGCAAGGGCCGCTCACAGCATGTCGGCGGCTACAGCTCCCGTCCTCGTTCACCTGCCGAGCATCTACCGTGTGAAATCCGGCCAGAGCCTATCGAGCATAGCAGCCGCGGTGTACGGCAACAGCAAGGCATGGACGGCCATCTACTGGGCCAACAAGAACACCATCAAGTACGCGAACATCGTCTACGTCGGGCAGGCCCTCAGCATTCCGGCGATGCCCGCGTCAATCCCCGCCCCTCCCTCGCAGCTCTCACCACCGGCTCCCCCGGCTCCCCCGGCTCCCCCGGCTCCGCCCCAGCCCAAGGTTATCCTGGCGTCGGACAACGACAGCGACAGCACCCCCTCGCACACCTCGTCGTACGTGCCGCCGCAGCCGGCACAGGCTCCCGCCCCTGCTCCAGTCACGTCCAGTAACTACAGCGTTAACTCCTCGTTCCAGGCATGCGTGATACGCGCTGAGTCCGGCGGCAACGCCCAGATCTGGAATGCCAGCGGGCACTACGGACTGTACCAGTTCAGCGAGCAGACCTGGGTCGCGTACGGCGGTAACGCCGGAGACTTCGGTCACGCCTCGGCGGCCGAGCAGACGCAGGTGTTCGACAACGCGATGGCGACGGCCGGTGGTGCGAACAATTGGGCACCGTACGACGGCTGCTAGTCAGCAGCCCAAACGCTGAAGGCCGGCCACCCAGCCCCGGGTGGTCGGCCTTCTCTATGCCCTAAATTCAGGCGGTTGTCTTGCCTGCTATCTTGTACGGCGGAGTCCAGTCCGCAGTCTCCGAGCTGACCCGCTTCGACTCGCAAAGCTCGCCGGACGAGTCGGTGCCTACCGCGTAGAGGTTGCCAGCCTTATCGGTATACACCCCGCACACCTTGATCGGGATGGCCGAGAATGTCATGGCGGGCTTCGGGGCCGGGGCCGGGGCCGGGGTGACCGTCGCCTTCTTCGACACGTTCTCCGCCCACGGGGTAGAGAACACATTGACATCGTACGTGCCTTCGTCCCCAAACTGCCACCCGACTATCGGGAACGGGCCGCCGCTGTTCTCCACCATCGCGGTAGCCTGGGCCTGCGTCACGCCCCACTTCGCTACCACGAGGCCGACGCCCGAGGTAACCCCGCCACTCACCAGTGCGTTGCACACCGGTGTGAGGTTGCTGTAGCTCGCGTAGATGGCCGGTGATCGCTGCCCGGGGCGTACGGCCTTTTCGAAGTTTGCCTTGGCAGCCTGGGCCCATTTGGCGAGATCCGCCAGGGTAGCCGCGCCAGCCTCATAGTCGAGGTAGTCAGCCGTCTCATCGATATTCGTTAGGACGGGACTCTGGTCGATGCGCAGACAGTTGGGGTTGGCGTCGAGCTGCGCGGCGGTGGCGATGATGTCAGAGCTGCCGGTTACGTAAAGGGCTCTGATGCGACCGTCGTTTGGCACGAGATGTAGATTGGCGCTTATGGCGTCGTAACCGACCTGGGTTGCTACTGACATGCTGTCTCCTGAGTTTGCTCGGGCACTGTGTACTGCATTGTTTGTCCAGTCGCCAGTAAGCAGCGGTACTCTTTGCCAAGAGTAACGAATGCCTCATAGAACTGGTATGAGGAAACCCTTGACGGGTTCGCTCCAGGATTCGGGGGCTTAGGTACCGGTGCCGATGTGACCAGACTTACAACGCCACATAGCTGGTGATTGGACTGTGCTATGGATGCTGCTATCGCCTCCTGCTCTGCTCTTTGTATTGCGGCCAGAGCCTGCCTCTGTGCCTTCGCCGTGGTTGCCGCTGACTTTGACACAGCTTGATCAGCACGCCATCCAGACACGAAGTAGTCACCGATGAGGGCCGCGAGGATGGTGATCACGATGATCATCGATGCAACTATTACTACTGTTCCCCTGGACATCCTCTCTGATATGGACGTCCTATTCAAGGTCTGGCTCCATTTCGACGATCCTTGTCATGGTCTTCCAGGATGAGGACACGGCTATCGAGATTGCTGAATTTGGTAGACAGGTCCTTGATGTCTTTGCTGAGCTGAATAGTCGCATTCGTATTGCTATCTGTACTGCTAATCCAACGGAATATTGCGCGAGCGACTATCACAACCGCAGTACAGAACGCAACAACTCCGCCCAAGCTGCCAAGTACGGCAAATATCACTTCCCCTTCTCCCTGCTCGGTTAATCTGCGGATATTGTCACTGTCCAGCCCAGTACTGCGATAGCTCCTGGTTGAAGTCGAAGTCGGTAGGCTGTGATGCACTACCGAAGTACACTTGTGCTACAGTGTTGAGGTAGCTTATGGCAGCCAGAGCGGTGGTCGCGTCCTCGGCGCTATACCCGATCGCCTCCAGCGATGCTTGTCCACCACCTTGCCCATTGATCTGAATCGACAGATTGATGCACTTCTGCATGATATTGCGCATTGATACCGAGAGGTCGGTTATCGAGCTGTTGATTGTCGCCGTACTTGCCTGTGATCCTACGGTCACGGACCTGTCCTTTCGAGGGATGAGAAGACCCCGGTTATAGACGGGCTTCCTGCTGTATTGCCCCAGCCAGCCTGAAGGGTTATATTGGATGCAGTTGTCGTGTCTATGCTGACAGGAGAGTTACCGCCTATGAAAGCGCTAGAGGCATTCGGACTATTGGAAGATACCGGTAGCTGAGTGGTTCCGGTGAGTGGTGATCCACAGTACACGCCCATCTGTACCTTGCCAGATACAGAGCATGTTCCCGATGACCCTGTCGTCTTTATAGCAATAGTGAATTCTGCGCTCCATTCGAATTGATCACTATTGGCCATGAATGTGGCGCCAATATTAATGGCTGCTGCCTGGCCCGTAATCCCATTGATGCAGAACGAAAGCACGCTGGATACGGATCCCGTAGAGCCAAATCCGTTAGCCCGGAGTGTGTATGTCGTATTGATCTGGCCATCGAATGCAGAGTACGGCCATGCGATGGATACCGCAGACATCGTGCTCCCGGTCACGACCTTGGTCGTGGTATCATTCTGTCGTACCGGGAGGGAGCCTACGAATCCGCTCGGAAGGATAGCCGCAGGAGTTCCGGATGTGTTCGCGTACAGCGAAGACATACCGGCCGCCGGTACCGGCGGCGTGCCGCTCGCGGTGAGGGTGAGTAGCCCTGCCAGAACCCCGAGAGGATAATTGTTGGAGTAGGGGTCGGTTCCCGCGACGGCGGATATCGCGGCAATTAGCTGCCGTCTGACAGCAGTGACGATTATCTTACCATTGTTTCCGGTTCCACCGGTGCCCGTTGCAGAGCCAGTACCGCCGCCACCGCCGCCAGGAGGGTTACCGTTACTACCATTGCCTGTACCGTAGGCGCTACCAGCACCACCTGCAGCTCCTCCGGCAGGAGCGGGCCCTCCTGCTCCGCCCGCATTGGATGTTGTGCTAGCTCCATCATTACCGGATGATGCAGGGCCAGCGCTAGATCCGCCACCACCGCCACCTCCTCCGAGCGAACCGTGGGTGGAGCTGGCACCGCCATTGCCGCCTGGATAGTGGATCGTATTGTTCGATCCGTTGCCACCCCAGCCCGGGCCATACGTCTGGTACGGCACAGATGGCGCACCATTTGCCAGAACGGTGGTATTGTCACCCGCGAATGCTGTGTTCTGTCCTGCGGTGCTAGCATTAGGCGCAGTAGCGCCAGCGCCCCCAGCGCCCACGGTATACGAGTAGCTATTCCCCGGGGTAACCGCGAGCTGCGGCTCTTCCGCATACTCACCACCACCGCCGCCAGACGTCTCGTGAGCGCCGCCACCTGCAGCGCCGGACCAGCACTGAACACGGGCGAATTGCGTGCCTGATGGGCACAGCCAGACGCTAGACCCTCCGTTGTATGTGGTGGTTATGTTCGTCTGGGCGTACACCAGGATCGCGCCGTCTGATATGTCGTCTATGACGAACGATGACGATTCTACCGTGCAGCCGTTGAGGGTACTGGCCGTTAGTGAAGTGGTGCCAATTGACGCTGCCGTAATAGACTGGCCATTGATCGCACCAGCAGCTATCAGTGCCGCGGTGATCGAGTTGGCCACGAGCAGGTCGGTCGTTATCGTCCCAGAGCCAAGGACCTGGAATCCTGCCCATACTATTGGGATCCAGTTATTCCCGTCCCAGTTGTTTAGCTGGTAGTAGTTTGCACTGTCAATCCATATGTTGCCGACTGCCGGGTTGCCAGGAGGACTAGCGGCTACCGTGACAACCGTTGTGCCGATATTGTATGTAACAGAGCTGCTGACGGATGAAGCTGTTACGGAGGCAGGGCCGATCTGCGCACCGGTTAGCGCTGCCGCCCCAGACTGACCGCCGGTAACCGCCGTACCGGTACTCTGGCCACCCACGGTAGTACCGGGATTGAATCCTGACTGGTATGGTGCCTCGGGTACCGTATTGAAGCTGAATGTCCAACTGAAGTTGTTTATGGTTTCGGTGTAACCCCAGGCTAGACTATTTGCCTGTGAACCTACCAGCCATGCCGGAGGGTTAGATATGGCTAGATAGTCGCCGATCCTCATGGACGGTACCGCAGAGAAGATGCTCTGTGCTTCTGCCGTGGCTAGGTTTACGCTGACAGACGGTATCCTCAGAGCGCTAGCTACGCCTGGGAACAGCACCCTCTGGGCGACAGTAGAGACATCAGAGTCATTCTTGAGAACAACGCTTACCGGATTTCCTGGGTAGTCCCCGACACCATTTGGCGGCGCAAGGATAGATCGGACCCCAGTAACCAGCTGCAACTTGTACGTGTACCCGTCGTAGTTCTGTACCGTTACATCATTGTTTATATACTGGTCATCGTAAGACGGCACAAGCGGCGCTGACAGGACGTTCCCGGCATAGTTTATGGTGAGGGCTGCAGACTGATTGATCAGCGAAGAGTATGTGCGATATCCAAGACCAAGCTGGTCGCGGGTCTCGTACAGAATACCCTGGTCTGTGCTCTCTATCGTCTGTAGTACTGCCGCGAGCGTCCCGTCGTACTGCGGACCCATCGCTAGAGAGGTGGTACCTATCACCTCGTATGCTATGCCCATCTCTGTGCATATGCGCTCGAAGCGGGCTATCGCAGTCTCTCCGCTGTTACCGCCCAGGGCCATAGCGGCAGCGGTTATGCTCGGTATGTTGTAGTGTACGCTGAGCTGGCCGCCAGCAGTATTCGTAAGGACGCCTGCGCGGCTAACGAGAATCGCGGTAACCGCGCCTATGCTTCCGGTTGTCGATGCCGTTATAGACTCTATTACCGATGTTCCGCCGGGAGCAATAGTTCTCAGGGCAGCATTTACCGTAGAACCGGATGGCGTTAGCTCAACAGATAGTAGAACCGGCACACCCTGGTAATTATTGGTACCGGTCGAGATGAACAGGGAACCGCCGGAAGAGTTCAGACCCTGTAGTTCAAGATCACCGTTAGGTTTGAGATAAACGTCGATCGATGCTACGGTACCGGCAGTCTCTATGTGGAGAAGATTCCAGTCAGATCCGCCCTGAGTGCTGTCCCCACCCTTCGGAACAGCCAGCGCAAACCTGATGCAGTTATCGGTAGGCGTACCGCCGCCATAGAATCCCGAGAATGTGAATGCAGCCAGGTTGAACTGCGTTATTGCATCCGACCCAGGGAAGTCAGTTCCGTCGGCCGCGAGGGATGGCGTGCCCGTCCATGTTCCTGCGGTACCGCTACCTGCGCTGCCCATCCACTGCGGAAATACCGTGGCTCCAGAACCATCTTCCATCGGATAGTACACGACGGGCTGGCTAGCACCGGTAAGCATTGTCATGTAGCGGTAGTAGGCGCTACCGATATTCGTCTGCGAACGAGACAGGCGACGCCATATGCCTGATACGGTTATCGAGGAGTAGACGTCGTTGCCGCTCTGGTCAGATGTAGGCGGCCACTCGCTTACCTCGCCGTAGAATCTGTATCCGGCGTACGAGACGCTGCTGAGCGACTCCCCGTAGACGTATATCCTGAATGGGGTGTTCAGCTGGATATACGGGTAATAGGGTCCTGATGCATTCTCAGGAGAGAATCTTCCGTCTCGGTTGTTGAGGGTAAGCGTCAGCTGGCCAGGCTGAATTTGGCTGCTTTCATTCGGCCGACCCATGTCTGTTATCTGTATATCGTTGCGCTGATAAACATAGGCGGATATGTCCACCCATGTACCGTTGATGTATATCTGTACGACTATCCCGAGAACATTAGTCGGGAAAGGCTTAGGAGCTCCTGTGGAAGTTACGCTACCAGAGCCACCAGACACACCGACCCGTGCGCCCACGCCAGACACGAAAGCGCCCTGATTCGCGGAAACGGATCCTACGCCGCCCGCCGTGCTTACGGATGCCCCGACACCCGAGACATTCTTGTTCTGCGTTATGGTGACGGATCCTGCGCCGCCAGCTATACCAACCGATGCGCCAGTTCCGCTAATGTTTACGTTGCCGCTGTTGGTGGCAGTTACAGAACCGATACCGCCAGCTATACCTACCGACGCTCCGACACCGGTTACGTTAACTGAACTCGTTGTGGTTACGGATCCGACGCCACCTGCAGCGGTTCTGGCGGCACCAACACCCGTTACATTTACCGTCTTCGTTGCGGTAACGCTACCTACGCCACCGGCAATTCCTTCAGACGCACCTACGCCAGTGACATTTATGCTCGTGGTCGGTGGCGTGTTAACGTATGCTACGTAAGATGTGCCAGTTGGATCACTTCCGCCTCCGTAGTCGCCACCGTATGCATACCCGTACATATTGTTGACGGGCTGCACGTATGTCGACGACCACAGATTCGTCCATGTTGAGCCGTCAGGAGATGCATCCCAGTATATAGTTCCGGCGGACTCTCGGATTCGCCACCATGCGTGGTTTGTGGCATTGTACGCCATGCTGCCAACGGTGACGCTAGAGAAGTTCTGCGTCAGCTGTGCGTATAGCGTACCACCGCCATAGTACATCTCCGGACCATTGCTCTTGTCCTGTGTAGGCTGGAGACCAGTCTGTGCAGAAGGAGCTATGTACGGAAACATCTCTGCGTAGAATGAAGACCCGACTAGCGAAAATACGCCAGTGCTCTGGATCCACGAGTCGTATGCCGTGTCAGCCTGTATGCTGCAGCGTCCGCCAGAGACCGCTACGGTGCCGCCAGAGTTGCCCCATACAGTTGACAGGTCATTCGTAGAGAAGTTGTCTACGAGCGTGGACATAGCCGGAGCGGCCTGGGCTACCACGAACGTTAGGCCAGCGCCATATGCGGTAGTGTTAGTCGAGAAGTTGCCGCTATCGACTAGGTTGGCATTGTTGGCAGGATTGGCCTTGTAGTTGATCTGGGCGTGAACGTTACTGGCCCCGGACACCGGGTATAGCTGGGCGGACGTGTACCCGGATCCAGACTCAGTCCAGGTTACGGTAGCCGAAGTCGCTTCCTGCACCATGCAGGAAATAGCGAATCCACCAGTGAATGGATAGTATGTTGTTGACTGGGAGAAGACTACGGTAGCGGTACCGGTGCCAGAGCCAGAGCTGCTGTACGTTCCGTATGTGTACAGAGGATTGACATTAGCGTTGCTCAGCTCGAATATGGTACAGTCAACCGCGAAGGTCGTGCCCATAGAGAATGTGAAGGTAGGGGCTGCGTCCCCTCCCGCAGCTACCTTGTAGAATGCCTGGACGATAGCCTGGGAGCTACCTGCCCCAGTTGTGTTCTTGACCGGACCGACGAGAGGGGACCAACCGGTAGCAGTTGTGAATGAGTTGGCCGCGGCTGTGCTGCATCCGCCATCAAGGACGGCTACCAGAACATTGCCTGCAGTTGGTGACTGTCCGTACACACCGAGGATAGATGTGCCGGACGTTACCCGTGTGGCCTTACCTATGCTGCCAACTAGAGCAACATTAGTCACCTTAACACCTCCGTCATGACAATTAGATCAAGCGAAGGATTAGCTGCAAGTGAATGTAGCGAGGCCGAGCGACGGGTCTATGGTGTACTCCCAGGTACCGCTCACGCTAGTCTGCGTTCCGCCAAAGTCGATGATCGCTATGACCGGGGTGGCAGCGTCAGATCCGGCACCTATGGACGAGTCGAATATGAATGCTGATGCCGCTGCGATGCTTACGGATGTACCGTATACGATCGGGCTTGTACACGTCCACTTTATAGTATTCGTAGAAATAGTCAGGGCGAGGCTGGCCAGAGTCACGCGAGCGTACCCGCCGCCGGTGACCTCGGTGTATGCACCAGTAACCGAAGAAACATACTGGTAGGCTTGCTGAGTGGCACCCCACGTAGCAGCGGAAGCTGTGCACAATCCCATCTTGATTGTGTCAGCGTCCATGTCAACGGTTTTGCCCGTGAGGAGCAGCTTCTGGTAAGCGGGGTAGAGGTGGGATGTTACGGCCATGATGGCTCCTTACTTGTTTCTTCCGAATGCTGCCTGGACATTTCCGCCACCCTTGACCCGTACATTATTGCGTATCCACTCGAGCATGAACTGGTCAAATGTCTGGTTACCACTAGAGCCAATCTCGAAGACAATGGGAACGGAATCATTGGGCCCTATAACCCGCTCTGGCTTGCCTGTCCCGTTGTAGGCCATCGTTAGACCAGGCTTTAGCCAGCCACCATTGTCGTACCAGTTGTACTGCTGTTCGTGGGCAGCCGCTCCTATAGGACCGCCGTAGCTGGACGCCATGTAGTCCCACATCCACATGATCTGCGTACGCGGGTCGCTAGAGCCACCGGCCCAAGAAGGCCATGCGGCCTTTGGCATCTTGTTGTACGGCAGCGCCTGCGCTATTCCGTACGCACCCGAGGTCGGGTTGTCCGCGTACTGGTTCCACCCGGACTCTCGCATGGCCACGTAGTTCCATGCGCTCCATATCGAGGGGTCGCTAGTGTACTGCGGGTATATCATCTTGGCTAGAAGGGCGTTCGCAGAAGGTGACCCGCCGCCGGTTGCTCCGGTAGCGCTACCCGGCCCAGCGGTGCCTGCGTTAACGGCATTCTGCAGAACTTGCTTCCAGTAATCAACGCTCTGGTGGCCGAATCCTAGAACGGTCTTCTCAGCCCAGTTCTGCGATATGGCAGATGCCCAGTTCTCGGGTCCAGCTAGATTTATCGGGCCGCCGCTAGCGTACTTTCCGTGGTTGATAGCATCAAGGAATCCGTATCCGTACTTCTTGACAGCGTCGGCTTGTATCATGTATTCGCCGTTGCTGGCCCATATGAGATTCTTGTCTTCCTTCGGACCGCCCGCACCCCAGATCGGACCGCCACCAGCCTTGAAGTCGATCATGTCGCTGATCTTCTGGTCGGCCGCAGTACCGCTAGCTGTGATCACGCCGCTACCGGCTACGGCTAGCCTGACGCTTACCGTGGTGCCATGTAGCGCATTTATAGCCGCCTGAAGTTTAGGTAGCGAATGCTGCCAGAGATAGTCAGTCTGGCTCTTCGTGAGACCAAGGGAGTCTTCGGCGAACGCATAAAACTCACCCTTGGCCAGAGTTACATTTCCGGTAAGGTGATAGAGGGAGTTGGCAAGGTTGTACGCGCTACCTTGATCCTTCTCAATATTGCTCTTGTTATTCAGGACTGCGGTAGCAAACTGATCGAATACCTTCTGTCCACCGGTGGCCTGGAATATAGCCGCCGCCATTGCATTATTCAGTGTCGTGCCAAGAGCTGTCGATAGGTTCTGTACGTCTTTGATTAGGTTTGCAGAGTCGTCTGTCAATTGGGTCGTTATGTTGTCAAGATTCTGCATCGGGTCTTTAGTCTTCCCGACCCACTGTGTCAGGGCCTTGAAACTATCCACGCCCTGGTATCCCGCTTGCTGCGCAAGACCGTACAGGATATCGGTGAGTGCCTTGCTACCCTTGGCGGCAGGCAGGAGCATCTGCACCATATCCTTGCCGGCCTGGGTGAGCATATCGGTGCCCTTCTGTCCCAGTCCAGCCGCACCAGCAAGGGTGTACAGATTGTTGTACTCTGTCTGTGCAGCTTGGGCTGCAGATACTATGGATCCTCTTAGCGCAATATTGCTCTGCCAGAGCCCTGTGGCGTTGCCCTTAGCAGCCTTGCTGTCTACCGATACTGTCTGCAGTGCCTGCGAGAACGCTACAAATCCAGACTCTCCTGACGTTAGCGTTCCGAAGAATGCACTCCATCCTCCGGTGACCCTTGATATGTCAGATGCTGTCTGCAGGCTAGCAAAGTCAATCGCATTGATGCTGTTTGTGAGAATGCCACCCTGTACACTTATGTTCTTGTACCCGGTTATGAGGTTGTTTACCTTCTGCTTCTGAAGATCGAAGTTATCTCCGGACTTTACCCCGGCAAGGTCCATGAGAGCCCATGCCTGGGACACAGAGTACCCTTGCTTTACAAGATATCCGGTCTCCTGGAACAAATATGTCTGCGACTGAGTGAGATTCTCTATTGCTTTCTTGTAGGTCTGGACATCCTTAGTGGCCTGCCCCATTGCTGCACCGGTTGACAGGTATCCGGGGTCGAAGATGCCCTTGAATACATCTCCGAGGGCCGCGAGCTGGTGCCCAAGGGATACCGATGTATTGAATGTCATGCCGATGTTGTGCCCAAGGAACTGTACTTCGTTTCCGGCCTCGTTGAATGCGCTAGACCATCCCTTCCACTGCTGCAGAACATTAGCTGTGCTAACCGTATTGATCTGATTGTTGAGCTGTCCTATCGCGCCGGATATTCCAGCTATGGCAGATCCGCCGCTAAGCTGGTTGAGCGCATCATTGATATTCGCTATGTTGGCAACGACAGACCTATCCGCCGCATTCCACGCCTTGACAAGCTCGTACGTTCCTAGCGCCATCAGGCCTAGTGCAGGATTATGGGCCACCTGGACGATTAGTTCGCCAACTGCCTTTATTGGCCCGCCCATGAGCCCGAATCCCCTGCTCATGTTCACGAGAAGGCCACCCAGAACGCTACCCCACACGTACATGGAGTGCATCCCCAGTCCAATCTTGACGATCGGACCGGGAAGCTGCGAGACAACATCAAGAAGTTTAGCGCCAGCACCAAGTATGTCCAGGAGGAAGTGAGCGGTGCCGGGGTCGTCCTTGACCAAATGGTCTATCGCACCACCAAGGCTAGCCATTACATGGACCCACTGTCCCAGGAAGCCTATGCTAGCATTCATGAGGCCGTTTATGCCACCCTGCTTGCTCGACCATATGTCAAGCTTTGCGATCCAGTCATCGAACATGTTGACAACTGTTTTGGCGGCATCGGCATATGCGCCGGTCTTTTGGTTTACCAGGTTGAGCGCTCCGCCGTAAAACTCGATGGTCTGGGGAGCCATAGCCTTGGAGAGGGCATTAAACTGGCCGGTCAGAGGAGGAAGCGACTGGCCCAATGCTAGTGATACATCGTTGGTGGAGGTAAGATTGGTGAATAGGTCAGTTGCAGTTTTGACCATAACAGAGATCCCGGCGCCAGCTGCTATCATAGCACCGCCGACTGACAGAAGAGTCTCCATGATGCCATCTAGTGCTACATGCCATAGACCGACACCACCGATAGTTCCGCCAAGGATACCGCCGAACCATCCGAAGCCACGCCCCGCGACTATTCCGCCTCTTCCTGCAGCCCCGCCAGCAGCAGCCAGACCGAATAGGCCGCCGCCTCCACCGCCCGCGCCGCCAGCCGCAGCATTTGCTGCGAACAGAAGACGGTTGAATGCACTACCTGCAACGCCAGCGCCGTAAGCCGCGTACGCCCCGAAGTTGCTGAATGCTGTTCGCCCCTTGCCGACCATAAGGTTGAACAGATCATTCATGGGGTTAAGCAAGTTGAAGTATACCGCATTGCTGATATCGTTGAATGACGGGATGCTAGCGTTGCGAAGATTCCGGTAAGCGCCACCAAGATTAGCGGCCGCATTTATCGCAGCACCCTGCATCTCGCCAACAAGAAACTGTAGCACACGATAAGAGCCTGTAGCGCCGTTTATCATGGAGTTCCAGATGTCGGCACCCGCAGGCATAGCGAAGAAGGCGTTGTACCTTTCCTGCAAATTCTTTAGCGCATCGGCAAGGTTGTTGAAGGAGGAATCTGCCTTGTCTGAGTAAGCCCCGAACCCCTGGAAATCCTCGCCAAGATTTCTGGTCTCGGTCCCAACCTTGCCCATGGTAAGGCCGAGGGCGTTCATGGCCGCGTCAACATCACGGATCTTATTCATCACATCTGGGTCTATGGTGAATCCAAACTTCTCGCTCAGATTCTGTGTCGGCCCAAATGTTGGGATATTACCAACATCAAATGTAACCGGGATATGCTCTGTCATACCCCCTATCTTCTCAAGCTGGACCCTAAGTGAAGAGTCGTTTACGTTGAAATCAAGGATGTCACTGATTCCAGCCTGATTTATTAGGCGCTTCAGGAGCATCAGCTGGGTAGTTATTCTACCGGGCGTGATGTTTATATCTGCTATGTCAGCGATGCCGAGGGACTGTATCTTGGCCTTCATGGCCATGAGGGATGACCCCATATCGCTTGTGTCTATCTTCCCAAAGGTCATCCCCTTCATCTCATCGTTAAGCTTCTCCATCTTATCTACGGCATCATTGACGCCAGAGCTAAGATTGTCTGTGTTTATTCCATTAGCCGCCCTCTTCAGCATCTCCATATCAGCTAGGGCACGGGCGAATGCCGGGCCACCGGTATAGTTGGCCTTGATCAGGATCTCAACTTCATTCGCCATCGTCACCCTCCTCTTCGTCTTCTATGTGCCCTAGCTGATGGATCTTCAGCATGCTTATGATGCCGGCTTCCTCTTGCCTTACCTGACTAGGTAGCGCCTTGAATCTGTCACAAAGCCCTATGATAAGCTCGGCATCCTGGAGCTCTTTCGGCTTTGTTACTACACGCCCAGACCGAGTGATTCTTCCAGCGAATCGCTTCCATTCGCGGAGTCTTTTCCCAGGTCATCTGAGACCCCGGCCATGGCGCTCTGCCACTGGGATAGAATCTCCCTTATGACAGGCTGCTCCTGGTCGGCGCATCCCTCGACGGTGTGAGGCGTTGGCGTGCCATCCTTGTTCTCGAGATTCCACTCGACCAGATAGTCGAGGAACCTCTGCAGAACCTTGTCATTGTTGTCTGCCACTTCCTGGCCGGTGGACGCCTTCCAGCGAAGCATCTCGTTGAACTCTGATATGGTGCACGAGCCAACCCTGACCTTGAGTCCATCCAGCCAGGACCCCTTCTCGAACTTGAGGGTGTACACGGTCGGCTCTGGGCGGAATCCCATTCTCATTCTCCTTGTTGAATTTCCCGGTACCCGGTTGGACCTCCGCCCGCGACCGGGCAGCGCGGGCGGAGGCGATAGCAGTGTTAAGTTATGCGTGAGTTGTCCAGGTAGGGGCGTTGCCGTCAGCGAGCTGGCCCGGTACCTGCCAGGTGAGCTCGCCCGTGTTCGCCCGCGTGATCTGGTAGTCGGTCAGGATGTTGTTCACCACCAGGGAAGGAAGCCCTGTGGTGGCACCGAGCGGGTCGATTTCGACGGACCGCACGACGTTGGTCGACGGGATGGTCGAGAAGACAGCGTGCGACAGGTTGGCCGCGGTGTTGAACACACCGTTCAGCGTCACCGTGTAGTCAGCCAGAAGAAGAATCGTCTCGTTGGCGAACTTGTCGACGCCGGTGACGTTCTGCGTCGCCCGCGGAGTCGTGAATGCGTAGTTGGTGACGTCGTTCGTTATCGTGCGCGGCGTGGGTGTGGCGTCGGCCACGATGATCGCGCCGCCAAGGCCGGAAGTCTTTGCCATGATTTAGCCTCTCTGAACTATCGTTGCAATTGCATCCTGGTGAATCGAGAAGTCCTCGACCCAGTCCTCCGGCCGTGTGTGGACACGCCTTGGTATCTGTCGTGGGTTACCGCGCCAGTCGCCGCCGGTAACCGTGTAAACATGCGGCCTTCCGGTAGGCATCAAGTGATCGTGCTTCTCACCCGCGAAGCCGCGCTGCCCAGGAGGGTACACGAACTTGAACACGTACATGCTCTCGCGCTGCATGCTGTACTTGCGCGTCTTGTCATGCGTGACATAGTCGTACTGCTTCTTGCCGAGCTCTGTGCTGATGTCCACGGTAAGGACGCCACCTTCGAGAAAGAACTCGCACTCGTATTCCTCGCAGCTGACGCGATGCCAGTGCGACCTAAGTGGTAGCGACATGTTGTACGTCTGAACGTCCTGCGGCTGAAGCCTAGGCGTTATCCTGTTCAGCGGTCCTGGCATCATGCGAGGCGGCATTAGAACAATACTCCCGGGGTTAGGTTCTGGTTGAATGCGACCACGAAGAGCGCGTACGAGAATGTGCCCGTCGTTGCGACCTTCAGGAACTCATTGACTGTCGTGGTGTTGCTCACGGAGCCACGGACTGCCGCTGGCGCTGCAGTTAGGCTACCGAAGTCGATGAGCGATGTGTACGTGCCGCCGCTTGTTGTGGAATGTGTTATGGCCACATCGATACTCGAGCCGACAAGCTCAATCAGCTGCAGGTAAGCCTGAGCGCCGTAGTTAGACGCAGCACCCTGGTCATATACCGAACCGACAGTAGGAGCGGTATCTACCCTTATTCCTGGGGTTAGTAGCTTGCACCATTCCGTGCCGAATCCGTCGGCGGTTATCTCGGCCTGGAAGGTGAGCGCTCCGGTGTTGTCCCTAGTGCCATCGTAGTTCAGCTGAACGCCACGCATGCAAGCAGACGCATTCCCGATGGCCGTTCCACGTGCATATGTGCATATCTCGTCAGCCCTCGGAAGTGGCGCTAGGGCGTTGTGCTCCGCCCCAAGAGCGAACCAGTTCCACGTAGGAGCTGCCGAGTAGGTGATCGCGATGTTGCCGCCTACCGGCACACTGTACGTACCGGCAGCAGTTCCAACGGTTACCCCGTTCACAGAGACATTGGATATAGTTCCACCGGTTATTGTCGCATAGACCGGAACGTTGTAAGTGTTTGGAGCAGGAGTAGTGCTAGCAGGGACCCCTGGTGTTACTATGGCGGGGGCATTCTCGAACAGCGATGTGAACTTCATGGTGCCGGATCTAAGCCCGAACAGCCTAGCCTCCGCGACCTGCTTTATCGTGGTAGCCTCTATGGCAGCCGGACCACCACTAATCTGGTCAACAGAGGCAATGTCTCCTGAAAGATCATAGCCCCCGATGTAGAAATTGTCTCCTAGCCCGGACTGCTTAGACACTTTACGCTACCTCCTCTAGGGCGTCTGTGCCCATAGATCATTGACGATGACCGGGATATTGACGGTCATAACACGGAACATCTTTCTGTCTATCTCGACATACCCGGCAGCCGCCGACATAGCAGTTCCGTACATGCCAAGAAGATCGAGGCAACGGACACTGACATCTGCAGCACCGAACGTGAAACTATTCGTCATAGCGGCCATTATGTCATTAGCCGCAGATGTGACTATTGGGTCTATCATGTCAAATGGCTGAGATATGAATGACATGTAAACTCTGGCAGCCAGAAGCAGTACGCCGGAGGTAGCGCTCAGCCCTGATCCATCTGCCACCGGCTTTATGGACTGAACCCAAACTGATCCAGTTATGCCGGTATTCGGGGCCTGCTTGGGCTCGTGCTGGTTTACAGAGTCAAGTGTCCCCAGCCCCTGCATGATGCTGACGATACTATTGATTATGCTATTGATACCATCAGCATCAAGCTGGGGAGTTGTCATGACAGTCCTGGCACCGCCAGACCATTAGCCACGGCGCGCTCAAGCGCGGACTTCTCTTCTCGGTTTATATGGCGAAGGCATGTCGGTGCCATTACGCATGCCATCATCAGGTTGCCCTGGACAAGCTTCTGCTCCCAGGATGGCACGGTGGTAATAGATTCATTCACCATGTTGCTATACTGCGGCTCCGGCCTCGTGTTCTTGTCGAGCGAAGCATTCCACACAGAGCGTGCCTCGAGGAACTCTGCCACACACGCGAGGCAGGCGTCTCGTTTGCTTTCGTTCAATTGTCTCACTCTCTCAGTAATCGTTGATCTCGTGGAGGTATGGCGGTAGCTCTTGCATGGCTATGTCGAATGCCATGTCGTTGAGCACGCCTGTTATCTTACGGAAGGTGTGGTATCCCTCGAAGCGCGGGCTCATCCCGCGACTTACGCGCCCGGGCCAGAAGAATGTGTTGCCCACAGCGATGCCCTCTATCCAAGGACCGTATATCGCCTCGTCCTGAACAACAAGGGTGTGGTTATCGACAGATATGTCCTTGTGTATCGTAGACACAAGGAATCCGGCGTCCCCGGGAATCGGGTTGTTCTTTGGATTGCCACCATTGTGCCCCAGGTACATGTACTGTGTGGGGAGATAGGCGCGTGTCATGGACGCACCTTTGTTGCCGAGCTCGTCCTCCAGATGCGATCTGTAACGTTCCATTATCCCGTCGGCAAGACCTTCGGCAATGGCACCGTGGAGGTTTACTTCCATCCATATTGATACCTTGCCCATATCGGCCATCACGCACCCCCTCTCGCTACCCGATCGAGATGCTCGGCATGCAAACGGTGTATGAGCTCGTGATGCGGCTTCTGCCCCTTGAGGTCCGGGTGGTGATGGCGACATAGCTTGAACATTCCGCCAGCAGCCTCATACTTACCGCGCCGAAGGCATTTCCATGAGTCGTGGCAGGTCTGCCCCATATACCATGTTACGATGAACACAAGAGCTCCCACTATGAATGACCCAGATACCCCAGACCAGAAGTCATATGGCACCCACACGCCGTAGGGTGCACCATAGTCGCAGCCGAAGAAGTGAATCAAGAAGTGCAATATGATTATCGTTATCATATCACACGACTCCTGGCCTTGCGGACATAGATGCTGTCCTGGAACTGCGATATTAGCGCTGTCAGGCCGACGCCGGGGGCTGCCTCTTTCTGCGAGCCCTCTGTGCGCTGGTTGGATCCATACCAGCTAGAAGACATCGCCACGGCGTAAGCTGCAGGCTCGTTGGTGATTCCGACAACTGATAGCGCTACGGCAAGATTTTTCACAAGGCCGGGTACCGTGTTTATGTATGCATTAGTGCCGGTCGTGTGTGTGGCAGCAGTTGTCCCGAGCACGCCGCGCTGTACGGTAAGTAGCCGATTAGCCCAGAGGGAAGATCCGCTGTGCGTAGCGAGCACAGACCCGCTCCAGGAACGCTTGACGATAAGATTGTTCCCCATTATCGTCTGTATAAGCATAAGCTCTGAATCGTACAGGATCGTCTCGTCCGGGCTAAACTTCGTGCCGTCAGCCACGACAATGGTGTTATCTGCAGCAGACTTGGCCGTCGCTCCTGATATCGGAGCGATTCCGGTATTCACGTACTGGCAGTCAGTCACGAGCATTCGCTCACCGTCAACTATCAGCACATCTCCGGTACCAGCGCCGGATAGCGGCCCGTCAGACATCTGGACGGTATTCTGCGAAACGGTAGTGATGCCTGAAGCGATAGTCCCGACCAGTGACTTCTTGTTCCAGAATCCAAATGTTCCTGTTATCGCAATGTCAAGCTGAGGGGTCGGGTTGTTGCCGAATGATGAGCTGAGGTCCCTCCGTAGTTCAATCTCGGTGAAAGGAGGGCCCTCGTTCACGGGCTGCATGATGTAATTGCCGGTCGGGATCACCACAGGGGAAGGGAGTAGTGATCCCGACACACGAGGGTG